TCTGTGTCGGCCCCAGTGCCAAAAGTAATAGCATTACTAAGAAGCTTTTCTATCGCCCCACCCTCTCCATCAGTCCCATCGTGTTGGTGACCTGACGTTGTAAACGCACCATCAATTGCGTTAAATTCTGTAGTAAAGTCAGAAGCCTGAATAGTTTCTCCGTCTACAAAATTAGTGGGATCAGTTTTAGTATACCCTGTACCCATTACATTCTACCTCCCGGTGTAAATTCTAGTGAAAACCCTTTTAGTGTGTATGTAGGGTTAGTGCTTGTATCTGAAAATTTTATAGCTATGGCAAACCCTGAACCCTCTACAGATTGTCTGTAAAGCGGTGTGTACACTGCAGCGTCATACTCTGCCGTTCCCATGATAGCACTGCCGTAGAATGCTGACCCAGAGGGGTCTAGCAAGTCGTACAAAGCAGGGCTTGGCAATAGTATGTCTCCGTAGTCGTATTCAAGGTTCATGTCTACAGAAGACACTGTGCCTGTGCCGATATAGTTTATAACAACTCTTTGCATATTTTTACGTATGCCTACGTCACCCATATTGTAATCAATAGTTCTATAAATACAGGCAATGTTAGTGCTATCAAATGTGCTACCAGATTCTTGTTTATACACGTAACCCCCGTCGAAGTCTCCGTGTAAAACTAATTCATCGTCCGATATATCACCATGTGTAGCAGACTTGGGCTTTATACCTTTTAAATCTGCATACTCCCACCCAATCTGTCCCGTGTCAGTGCTTCTCTTCAGAACAGCCATTAGTCCCGTAGAGTTAGCCTCCGTGCCAGAGGTAGTCGGATAGTATAGTCTATACTGGCTCTTACGTCTTATTACATGAGACGATACGTTAGAGAGTTGGTCTGCAGACAATTCGTTTAACCTTGACTGCACCTGTTTAGAAATTGTTCCAAGTTCTGTATCTCCAATCTTTTCAGTACCTGCAACAGTTCTTAGCCCATCAGGCGCAAGGTAGATAAGATCACCTCCTATCTCTTGTATGCTAAATCGAGACAGACATCCTATGTTTCTGGTAACAGGTTGGAGAACAAAATCAGAAACGCTTGACCCTGCTAACCTAAAGATGCTGTCTTTACAGAAGATAACTAAAGTTTCTCTAAATCTAGCTAATCCGACAATTTCATCTCCTATAGATATCTGACCTGCACCTGATGCGGCACTAAAGTCGTTCTCGCTATATGGCGCACTAAACTGTAACAACTGTCTGTTGCTTGTCATGCCAGCAAAAAACAAATGGTTCTTATGTTCAATAACAACTTCAGGCGCTGTGGGTTTTGTGCCTGAACCTGAACCTGCACCTCCGGTCAACGCTGTGTAAGTGCTACCATCAAAAATAGCTGCGTCGTTGACTCCATCCGCCATCGCAATCTTTTCAGTGCCTGTCCAGTTATATACTGTAAAGGTGTACTGCTCTGCGCTAGTGCGATTAGTCACAAAGTTTGTCCATCCAGAGCCTGTGCTTGTTGCTACATTTGCACCTCTCGCTGCAACAACTTTATCTTGGAATATAGCCACACCTAGTATGCCACCAGACCCTGACATCTGATTTTCATCAAACTTAGTAAACCCTAGTATTTTAGAGTATCCTCCTGTAACAGATGGCTCATAGTTTTGCAGAGTGACAGCCTCTCCCGGTTTTGCAACAAACACACTTTTGTCGAGGACAAGTCCACCATCGCAGTTTACAGGAAAAGCTTGTATTGGCATTAAACGGCTCTCATGTAGTCTTTTTGATTTGTTAGCTCAGTACGCATTCTTCGCACACCGTTCTCATAATCACGGAATGCAAACTGTGCTGCCTGATCGTTACCACGAAGTATATGCACAAAATATTTTACACGCGCTACGATTACATCATGATAGCGCGTTGGTATCTTTGGTGTGTCTGTAAACACACTTAGTTCTGGAGACGAGTCATAAAAATCAAACTCGACATCATATTGTGTATTTTCAGGTATGGGTGTAACGCCAAAAGCGTTGTCATTTTTAACACGATATACGCACTGAGGAGTGGTAAACCCATCATCGGGTGAGTTAAGGGCTAAGAACTCATTCTCTCTGTATGACGTATGGTAGCGACCTCTACCTTCATGGTATTCATCAATTGATTTATACTCTAAGGTTTTTGCAGACGCATCATCTTCAAACATCTCAACAAAGTCTATGTCTAAGTTTGTTGATGCAGTGTTACTAAGACTAATAAAAGTTTGTTGTGTAGATGCAGTAAATGTAGCTGTTTTAATCTCGCCGTTACCCACATTGTCTATAGTAAACGTGGTTGACAGATCAGAGTCCTTGTCACTGCTAGAACCTGCAAACACATTCAGTGTTTCTGACGTTGATGACATGGTGCCAGATGCAATCCTTGCAGTAATTCTATACACTCTGTTTTCAACGGTGGGCAGAGCTTGATCTACGCAACCAGCATTCAAACGCAAAACACCCGCCGCATAAGTTCTGCCACTTACAGAGTTGCTTAGTGCGGGGGTGCCAGATGTGCTTGTTCCTGCAGGGTCGGAGCTTCTGCTATCCCAATATGATCCTAAAGTAAAAGTTTTGTCAAAGTCTCCCTGCCTGATTAGGTTTTGAGGGCGCATGAAGAACGTATCGTAGTCAACATCAGTGCAAAAGGTTATATCTCCTGATGTAGCTGTAAATGTAGAAGATACGCCTGTAAGCGTTTCTGAAGATTGAAAGGTGCCTTCAATAGGTTCAACTAACATGAACTGTTCATCTGAATGACCGCCGTGCGGTGGCACTCTACGCAGAATACCTTTTGCAGATGACGTTCCGCCCGTGATCATTTCATTAGGAGTAAACCCACCACCGACACTAGAAACTTCTATTTTTACAGGGTATGTGTACTTACCTCTGCCACCAAACAGTGTGTAACGTGCGCTAAGAAAGTTCCAAGGCCACTGTATGTATTCTGCCTCAATGTCTCGTATAGCTCTGTTTATATCTTTCTTAACTGTCGTCTGTACACCCCGTGTTCCAGACAGACCAGCAGCAGTCTCTGCAATGGTAGTTTCGTTAAGATCAAACAGCACAGCGTTAATTAGTTCTACATAATTCATGATTATCTACGCCTGATTTGCTAAGAAGAGTTCGTCAATTGTTAACACCGCCTCTAGTCGATCAGCGGTCCCTGCAGTTAACTTAATAGCATCCCCTTCGTTAAGATTTAATTCTAACAGCAAAAGCAGGTGATCATTTGCTCCAATACTTTTACTGCCTAATAATTTAAAAGTTGCACTAGCACTCGCATCAGTAAACTCTAAAGTTACAGGTGTAGCGTTGCCTGAAGTTTCACAAATCTGTATAGTTTTTAAAACAGCATCATGACCTGAAGGCACTGTGTACACAGTCGTCTGACTTGTGCTGCTAAGAGCAACAGCAGCATTTCTAAGTCTTACGGCTCTTGATAGAGTTGAAGTCACAAAGGCATTCCTTTGGGTTTATTTATAACAGGTTTAAAATTTGTGCCAATAGATGCTACACATTCTATTTCAGGATTTATATCGGACACGCCCATCATTGTGTAAGACCCAGTTTTTGGGTTTATGTATAAAGTAAAAGTAATCATGAATTGAGTATCTCTTAACGTAAATGCGGGATACTCTCCATGTTTTGCGGCTTGAGTTGAAATACTGCCAAGCGGAAAGCACATATTGTTAAAGGTTTGCGCCTTTACAAAAGTGATGCCACAATACAAAACACCAACAACATACATTGAAAATAGAACTATTCGTAATCTCATTACATACCCCAAGTTTTCTTTAAATACGTCTGAACCAGAGTTGATTTTGTAAACATATCTTTTTGAGCTTTCATTAGATACGCATTTACTTCATACATGTTTTGCAAAATAAAAGACTGCTCATATGACACGTTAGAAGACATCCATCCGATTATGTTCTGCCTAAACCCCTTAGTAACTTTCTCCACACCGTGCGGGTAGATGATAGGAAAGATCACAGCTTCACCTGCGTTTAGTTTCTTACCTATTCTTCCTACCGGCGTGGCTAAAGTAAATTCTCCCCCTTCGTAGTCATCCGTTAAATTTATGCTCCAGCCGTAGTCAAAAAATACATTGTTTGATTTTGGCTGCGCTTTGAAAGCGTCTACGTGCAAGTCGTAGTAATCGCCTTCAAGGTATTTGTTATAAAAATTTACTGATACTCTGGTAGGACAATACACGCTGTCTATGTAGTGCGTATCGTACAGCTTATCCGTAATTAGCTTCCTTACCTCGTCTGGGACACTCTTAGATTCTTTGTTACTTTTTATGTCCTCTAGATCAGGAGCAGTATCTTCCCCATTCTTAAACGTGTTCTGGTCAATCTTGTCCAGACAAAAATTTACTTCATCTTCAGTTAATAGCTTGATAAACATATATACCTCCGTCAGTTCACATCAAAGCAAGAAGGGTGGGGTTTTTAAAAGGAACCCCACAGAAACCTTTAGTACGATTACGTACCCGACGACACCGTGGCCGCTTCCGTCAGCGGGTTGCGCGAAATGTCAACCATGCAAACGTGAATGCGGAAACGAGCAGCACTTTCACCCGTTGAGCCACCATCAAGGATGAGGGCGTCAATCGTGTCAGCACTGGTAAAGATACGTGCGTTGGAACCAGAAGCGCCAACGGCGGCTTCTAGGAATGGCGTAAAGCCAGCAGCAAGCACAGAACCGTCAACAAAACAGTCTACGTCACCACCAGTTACACCAACGTCCAGCGTGATCTGACCATTACCACGCGCTTCAAGAACTTCAAGCGCACCAGCAACAATCATGGTATCCGCAGGAACATCGACCAACTGGACGACATCTCCACCCGTACCGCCATCAGCGGTATCGTGGACCTGCGAAGTGATCACATAAGGGGTAGGCATCCGTGAAGGATGACCAACGGTTCCACCGCCATTGATGGTACGATCAATAGTAGCCATGATTCATCCCTCCCTTAGCTGTAGTCTACAATGCCGAGAACAAGTGACTCAGGGCGCAGGACTTTACGTCCATACACATGAAGACCACGAACAACGTCTGCAAACGCATCGGGGTCACGAATCACTTCAGTCTTAGCAATTGAGTTAGCGGTTGCACAAGCGGAAATGTGACCAGCAAGAACTACGTTCTCACCAGTTCCAACGCCTGAAACCGAAACCATGTCCGTGGTAGTCGTAGCATCAGCCGACTGCCGCAGAGCATTGGATTTGTAAAGCGTGAAGCCCATAATCTTCTGGTTTGTTACCAGACCATTACGTAGCGGTGACGTATCATCGCCAGTAATCTGAACTTCAACGATCTTTGCACCTGCTTTGTACAGGTTCTCGTAGACACGGGGGGGTGCTACAAACCAACGGTTCTCTTCAGGAACGTCTTGCTCATCGAGCTTACGAGCCATGAGAGCCATTAGGTTTACAACGTCATCACCGGCATCAGAACCTGTAACAGTAACAGGAGTACCAGAAGTACCAAGGTTGGAGTCCGTTTCAATCGAACCGGAAGCACCTTTGATACCCGCGCCATCAAGCATAGCTTGAAGCACGTTTTTGTCGTAGTTACGCTTCAAGGAGAAAGCACCTGAAGAGGTAGCCATCGCCTCAAAGTTAACGTGGGATTGCCGCTCTTCAATGTCATCGACTTTGAACGCGAACGCTTGAGCCTGATCTACTTCCAGAGTAATCTCATCGTCAGCCAAGTCCTGCGGAGTAACCACAGCACCACGAGTGTACGCTGAGATGGAGACAGTAGGTTCTTTAATGATACGAACCGTGTCACCATAATTCTCAATCTCCCCGGCATAGTCAGTGTTTGTAATATCTTCAACAACTGACGCACGGCGGAAAAATTTAAGAACCTTCTGGCTATAGATTTCGGCTTGGAAATTACCGGACGGTAGATTACCGTATCCGGCGGATACACCAATAGCCATTTCCTTAACCTTTCTCTATAAGTTTAGCCATTTACGATACGTCCCTCCGCATTTGCTAAGTCAAGCTCTGCTTCAAGCTTGGCAAACTCCTGCGGTTTGAGTTTACGTATCTCTGAGGTCGTCCATACTTTTTTATTAGCATCGCTATTAGTAGAGACGTTAACAGGGGTAGTCCTAGTAACAGCCTCTGCAGCAGCAGCTAACTGTTTTTTAGAGGGACGCCCTCTGGGTTTCTTTGTACTAGCAGTGTCTGCTTTGTACAAATCTAGAACGCGAGAAGCGTACTGAACATCGCTGTTATTTTTGGTAATACCATCCGCGATACTAGGTGGCTGCTTGCCCAACCATTCTTTAAACTGGTCTGACTTCTTGATATCAGAGAAGTCTGGGTGCAGGGCTAGTAGTTCTTGGTAAGCACTTTTAGCCTGTAGCTGCTCTTCTTTTTTAGAAAGACGCTCAATCTCTTGTTTAAGTTCTTGAACTTCTTTTGTAGCATTTTTAGAAGCTAAAGTTTCTACTACATTGTAAACGTCAGGATAGTTCTCTTTGAAAGATGCAATGTCTGCATCATCCTCATACTCTTCCTCCTGTTGAGGTTGAGCAGTAAGCGTTTCACGTTCCATCTTCCATTCATGGAGTTTGGAGTCGTAGTGCTTCTTGAGATCATCGTAGCGTTTCTTGTAGTCATGCTCTTCCGTCTTTACCTCTGTAGAAACGGAAATAGTTTCATCATCCATAACCTCGTCTTCAGTTTCACCTTCTTCTAGGGTAGCCTCTTCGTTTGGGATATCGTCCTTGTAAACGTCTGCACGATAGCTGCCACGATAAGGGCCTAGAGTTTCCTGTTCTTGGGTAGTCATTTTTCCTCCTTGCGGGGCCTCAGTGGGGTAGCCGCAGTTGGGTTAGTCTAGCAGGGCCGCTAGTTAGCGGGTGGCTGCGTCTGTGTCCGCAATCTTGGATCTTGATCGGGACTTTCTGCCATAAAGCTTCTATTAACGCTTTCTGGCGAAACTCTAATATTGTCTGTCTGTGCTTCCTGCGCTGGGGGGGCTTCCTCTAACGCAAGGGGTGTTCTTCCTTCGGGTGGGCTGTTAGGGAGCCTTGGTCGAAGTTTGTAAAATATGTGTTCAAACTTAGTCTTTGGAACTTTATCAAATGTTGTTTGCTCATACTGGTCGCTATTAGCAATATTATCTCTAAACCATGAACTAGTTGAAGTTTGAGGATTCCAGAAATAGGTAGAGCCATCTGTTAAATCTTTTAGTTTACCTTCCCTTGCAGATTTAACTAAATCTCTAGCAATCTTTAACTGTTTTTCATCTAATTTTTTATTTTTTTGAGATTTAAAACCATTAAATTGCACGGGATTTAGATTATCTTCTAGCTTCGTAACCTTTTTTCCTTTGTCATCTCTAAAATTAGGATCGGCCATTCTATTAAACATTACGTTCAATACTTTTTGCAGAGCCTCTTTACTTTTAAAAACTCCTGCTTCAGCAACTAAAGTTCTAGATATTTCTTCATCTCTATTTTTTAATTTTTTTTTACCCGGCGGGTATCCAGTTGCAGCCCTTACAGGAACTTCCTGCTTTTGCTGGGGCTGTTGCTCTTGCTCCTCTAGCTTCTTCTCTGTCTCTGCTTTGCCGCTATTATTTATCTTTTCAAGCAGGTCCGTGCCTATGACTTCGGCTAGCTCTGGCGGTATGTGATACTCTTTGTTTGAAGCAAGTATCTTCTGATCTCCGTTTACCTGTTGTGCAGGTTTAGTGATAGCGGCCTTGTCTATCTCTATACCGTCTTTCTCTTTCAGGTATTCGATAGCAGGTTCAATGATACGTTCTTCAAAGTCTTTTCTACCAACCTTTGCAAGAGCGGCTGCATTTATGATAAACGCGCCTTCTCTTACATTCATGGGTACATCATCAGCTACACCTGTCTGATCTTCTGCACCCGGTTGATCAATCATACCTGCCACCTGATCACCCATTGCTAGCTGTTGCATCTGTTCTCGCATCGGGCTGGCTACAGGTAATGATGGTACTTTTACAGGTGGTTGGTCTTCAGTGGCAGTAGCCTGTCCAACATTAGTCATAGGGTCAGAGAGATCAGGATCGGGATCGGGGTCAGGATCGGTGCGGTTTTCAAACTCCTGCATCTCTTGAATATTTCTTTCTCTTGGAGATAAACGCCCCATACCACCAGCTTCTTCTAAGTCATCAGGAGAATCCATCGGTCCTTGGTTTTCACCTGTAGACAGAGTAACACCTAAGCTCATGGCAAACGCTTGCAGCGCAGAAGGTTCGTTGTTTTCAATAATCTGTACAACCTGTGCCTGCGCCTCTTGCGACATCTGTTGCATCTTAGCTGTAAACTGGTCTTGTGTTATTTCCATAATTATTTAGCCTTAAATTTTTCACAAACGGTTAGCATCAATCCTGTTAAGAAAAACTGAGCCGTCCTTCTATAGTAGTTGACAGAGTATCGCCAACCGCTTTTTAGGCCACGACCATAGGACACAAAGTCTTTAAACTCTTGGTAATGGTTTTCTGCCTCGCCTCGTTTAATCGCCTTTTTACCAGCGTGTCTGTAGCCTTTTCTAAACAATTCACCGTACCATTTACCGTGATACTTACGAGCGCACCAAACTTCTGCTTTTGCTTTGTCTCGCGCTGAGAAGCTTTTAGCTGCAACTGCATGTGTCGCTATTACACAAGTGCCGCTATCAGGACCAGCACCCGTGTCGCTTTCATCTAATTCACCCTCACCAAAATCAATGTCTGGTGCATCCATCGCTGCCGCTGCACCAGCACCCTCGTATCCCGGCGCATCCGTGCCGCCTGTGCCTATGCTGCCAGCCTTGTCACCATATCCGAAATCTTCTTCAGTTCCGCCAGAAAAAGAAGCACCGGCCATGCTCTTTGCAACTAGGTCAGCCACCCTTTTCTGTTCTGGATCATTAGGGTCCATCGTATTCTTACCCGTTATTGACATAGTTTGTTCAGCAATATCTATGCTCAAGTTAGACGGGTTTTGGCTATTGTAACCTCCTGCACCATAACTAAAGGAGTTCGTTGCCGCAGCGGATGCTGCATCTGATAATGCTTGTTGCTGCGCAGCAGTAAAGCCTTTTGCACGCTCTAAATCGGTCGTCGCAAACGCTATATCAGTTAAAGGTTCATCTTTAAGACCGGCTAATTCCAGCTCACTGGCCGCATAAGCAGCCATGCCTGCTCTAGAAAGACCCATTGCTGATAATTCATCTACTCCCATAGTTGATAAGTCTTGCAGTTGACTTGCAAAAGAAGCGGATAGAGTTGCGGGTGCTGTGCTAACTTCTAATCCGGTCATCCCTCGATCTGCAAGACTACCAAAGTCTATATCAAGGCCCTGTACTCCAGCTTGATCAGCCACGCTATTGTAAGCATCCACAAAACCTAAGCTTGCAGTCATAGCCTCTTGATTCATAGCTTCAGCAATCTGGCCTAGATCATCAGTATCCAAACCTCTGCTACTTGCATAGTTCTTAAGTGTAGATTGTATTGCTGCATTGGCAATGTCTATATCTTCAAAGTCAAGATAGGCTTGAACAACTGCAGCTTGATTTATATCCTCAATGCTTATGTTATTTGTTGTTATTCCTTTACCCGCAACTTGATCAGCTAAGGCATTCATATCAAATTGCAGATTGCCAATAGCGCCGGGTACTTCTGAAAAATCTAAATCAATCGCAGTCACGTTGGTTTGATCACTAGGGTCTGCAAAGCCTGTCATTCCTGCTGAAGAGGCTGTAGGCCCACTGAAAGAAACTCCCGCAGTGCTAAAGGCGTTTGCCATACCAACGGCTCTATCGCTAACCGCCTCATTGTAACCGAGTTTATCTAAGGCAAATTGAGATACATTATAAAAAGCTTTTATGGGAGCGGGCATCAGTGCTTCTACAAAACCCGGAGTTACTAACTGCCCTGTGTTTTTATCGAAGTTAAAACCTACCGTGCCGCTTGGCAGGTTAAAGGTAAACACTTGAGGGTCTAAAGTGCCAAACTCCATCTGCCTCCCATAAGCTTCTAGAGTCTGATCAGGGTTCGTTATTGCAGTAACGATTCCTTCAATATACTCTCCAACATTTTTAGTTGCTTGACTAATTAAACCGCTTACAGTTACATTTCTATTAGCAAGATCGGCTACGTTTGCAGCCTGTTGTCCAAGCGAAAGGGCGGTAGAGGTTGCACTGAGTGCGCTAGGAATATCAGTTATTTCTGTATTTAGTGCGTCTTTCACACTATTGAAACCTCCAAATACACCTGCAACACCTGTACTTGATAACGCTCCTGAAGCTACATTACTAGCCAAACCGCTGAAACCAGCGCCCGGACCAAAGGCTCCAAAAGCGCCTCCAACAAGACCAGCAGCCAGCCCCGGATTAGTGAGATCAGATATATCTTGAGCTTCTGTACTTGTCGCTGTATCAAGACCGATATCTCCAGCATCATCGCCTGATGTAACACTAGGAGGCCCAAAGACCTGTTCAAACTGTTGTTGTGGCTGTGGCCTATCCTGAAATTGTGACGTAAAGGTAGCAAGATCACTGGCAACTGTGGACGCCTCTCCTAAGATGCTACTAAAGGTATTTGAGTCAAACTCATTAATACGGCTAGCCGCAGCTTCTTTAAAAGCATCCACGCTGCTAGGATCAGAGAAGTTTACTTCGTCAAGAAGATCACCAAACAAATCCTCAACAGCTAACTGTGATGTAGAAGCTGTAGCTACAGATAGATCATCCTTTCGACGCTTGACCCCCAGCCCCTCAATATCAAGAGACTGAGAACCACCGCCTACGTCAATGGTAGCTTCAGGAATAGCTTCCATAGTCACAGGTTTAGCGGATACCGCTCCTGCTCCTTGAAGTGCTTCTGCTATGTTAGTCGCCACGTTTGCTGTACTCTTTCTGTTGAGTATTAACCTGCGTCTTCAGGGATAGGAGGTGATCCACCACCTGCACTTTGCCCTGCAGAGAGCGCATCTCTGAGTCCGATTTCTCCACCACCAGCAGGGCCTGATGCCTGTTCTTGAGATCCTTGAGGTAGTCCTCCAGACTGCCCCATGCCGCCTGATTGTTCACCAGCGGCAGCAGGGTCTGGCATGTTTCCTTGTTGAGCATTTAATCCTCTCAATACTTCTGCAAAGATTTGTGCATCGTTGATATCATTTACCAACAGATCAGGATCAATGTCCTGTGCAATGGCTAGCTCCCGCACAAGGTTTGGAATCTTGATAAAGGGTGCAAGCATGGGGTTTGCCACTGTCTGTAGCAGCGCGGTTAAACGCTGGCTGCGGACTTCCTTCTGCATGACTGCAGCGGTTCCCTGTGGCTTGATCTCCAAATCTCCCTGTATCTCAGGACGATCATCAGTAAACTGCATATTCCAAAAGAACATGCACTCACCGAGCGGCTTGAGAAGAAAATCGTCAACATTTTTTATTACAGTTTTTACACTGAGGTTAGCACCACCCAGCAACATACTTAATCCTGCAGCGGTACGTCCTGTGCCAGACACGCCCGTTTGTCCGTGCATAATGCTGGGCAGTCCAGTTTCTTCATCGGCTAATTGTCGTGCAGCCTGATACATCTGTATGTTTTCGCCAGCGGTGTTTGGAAACTTTACAGCGTTGATAGCTGTACCAGTAACACCAGACTGACGCCTAAACACTTTACCCGGATAGATATCATAGTTCTGTCCGGGTACAAGAGATGCCTCGTCTACATCAAATACTACATTACCAGCTAGTGCTAAGTTGTCAATAGCCATTCTTACATGACCATTCATTAGTAGCTGGGCGTCCTCCATGTTCTCAGGTATACCAACGCCAAACAACTGGTAAGGGTTAATTTCATATGGCGTTGCAAAATACGGAATACGGTAAGGTACAAACGGATTGAGGACTAATCGTAGAACCTCATTGCCACAAACCCATACATTAACAGGCACCTCTGCAAGATCACTAACCTGCATTGGAATACCCATCTCTTCCACAAGCTGGCTGTCCATGTTGCCCCAGAACTCAAGCACCTCGTACCTGTCAACGGCAGCAAGGTCTTCCAAGCTCTCAGCACGAATAGTGTCTTCAAAGTATTTGTCCGTGTAATTAGGACCAGCGTTAAGACAGGTTGCAACAGCATCAGGATTAAAGAACGGCTTGTCCATCAAGTCCCGCATCTGTGACCTGTTTAGTCGGTGGCGCTGAATTACATAGGAGCAATCATCCACACTAGTAGCGGTGGGGTCTGGGTAAAAGTTCCAGCATGAAACCGACTCAAGGCGGGGTACAAGCTTTTTATACGGGTTGTAGTTTTTATCGTTATCCCATCTATGTAGAGTTTTACTCTCATTGAGCGGTCCCTTTACAATGCCTGTACCAAGAAGGGCGCACTCAAAGAGAGAGTGGCGCAGTATGTTCGTGGCGTTGTTTTCATGCAGTTGGTCATGGATGAGCTTTTCCATGTGCCGTGCTGTTTCGCGTGAAGGAGATATCTGAGGCTCACCCAAACGGCTTGGGCCTTCCTGCAGATCAATACCCTCATACTTTTCAGCTAGTCCTGCTAGCGGAGAAGCCTCAGTGGCCCCCGGTGGCATATCACGGCCATCGCCGGGAAAACCGTAGGGGTCCATCGTAGGCTCTTCTTGCTGTTGTGGAGGTACAGGAGCTTTGCTTAAATGTGCAAACTCCGCTACACCTTCAGGCACTGGGCTAGGCTCAACAACGAGTGGGAACTTTTTGTTAGCAAAAAGCACATCAATTATCTGCCCATAAGCAGCGAGAACTTTTGTTTTGGTAATCTTAACGAACACTCTACTGTTCTCAGATTCACGGAACTGAGTTGTAGAGTCGTAGATACCTCTAAAGTTTTTGTAGGCTTTTAGCCAGCGTTGTTCATGCTGATAGCGGCCATGCTCTGCTTCTTCAAACTTTGACTTAACTGTGCCAACTACGTTTGTAGAAGCCTCATCAACAAAAGCTGCTGCTGTGATATCGCCTAAAGGTGAATCCTCCATAGGACTTTCCTCTTTGCTTAGTAGTCTTTTTCGTCAGCCATGCGGAAGACTGCCGGATCGACCATGTTGGTCGCTTGACGAGGCATGTCCACCTGCAGCGCGTCACGATCAATCGGGCCGATAAGCATCTGCTCAAGACCTTCACGGTAGAGAGAACCTTCAGCCGCTTCGCTGAGTTCACCCTGCTTGCTCATCATACTCATAATGTAATCTGCTCCATACGCTTTCATAGGTTTTCCTTTCTGTTAATCTAAGTATAAAAATCCTCTGGGGCCTTTTAGACGGTCAGAGACTTGTTGTTTTTCCATAGCGGAAAAAGCTTCTTCATCAGCACTTCTTAATTCTTCGTAATCGGGTCCAGCCCTTTTTCGTGCTTCAAAACCTTCCATTGTAGCATCAGCCACCGGAGTTGCTGCGGCTAATTCATCAATAACCGTTAATCCAAGACCAACACCGGGAATCAACGCTTTAGCTGTTCCTCTACCACCCTTTTTGATAATGCCCAGTATGCTTTTAGTTCTCTCAGACATCGGCTTCGGCTCATCAGAGGGAAGTGGTCTGGGCTGTGGTTTCTCTTGTTCTTCAGGAGGTGAAATAAACTTAGCTGTTCTTTCTTGTATTGTTGGTGTTTCAGGAATAGCAGGTCTGGCTTCTCGTCGCGCAGCCGCCTTTCTCTGCCTGTCCTGCATCTCAATCTGAGGAGTGATTTTTGTTTGAACATATATAGGAAGAGATACTTTTTTAGCTTCCTCTATACCTTTATCAGAAATAACAAGGTTATGAGGACGCACTCTACTTTTATCCTCAATAATTTTTCCATTCTTGTCCCTACCCGCTATAACAGGAACACCGCCTTTTTCTTTTATGGCAAATATTTCTTTGCCCCGTCTAGAGCGTCTATTCTGACCACCTTCAGAAAGGGTGCCAAGCTCTGCATCTAACTTTTTAAAAGTAAATAAATTCTTTTCATCTTTACCTGTAGGGGGGTCATCATCTTTAAGAAGACCGCTCTCGTACATGTACTGTTCATATGCTCTAAATTCATCAAGCTGTTTAGTAATACTTTCTATACCATCAGGAAAAGCTTCGTTAATATACCTATTTAAATCTCCTGCTCTATCCCTATTTGTTTTTCTAAAAGCATTAAAACGGTTTGTTAGTTCTGTAATTGATCCTCTTACATTCTTTCCCGTCTCCTGCATCATCTTTAATACAAGATTAACCCCATCATCAGTTATATTAATGGGGGTTTTAATAGCTACCCTTCCTGATTTAGCTTTAGGTGAACCAGTTACGTTAGGTGTTAATTGTTTTCCCGGCTCTACACCAGCCTTTATCTCTGCAGCGGTGGCGCGCCTTTTAGGTAGCATATCCTCAAGACTAAGGTCTTCAAAACTTTCTATTCCTGCTTTTTGTGCTGCCGCTTGAAAGTCCAAAGCAATATTAGTGGTAAATTTCCCTCTGTATTTTTTTTGTAAACTCTCAAAATCATCTGCATTTAAAGAAGACCTATTCTGAGCTTTTATCTCTTCAATTACTGTTCTAATAGCATCTGCTTTTTTCATGCTTAGTAACCAAACGTAGAGTCAAACGGTTTTGGCTTTGCCTCTTGCATCTTGTTCATCATTGAGTTGATGGTTAGATGTCCTCTTGCGCGTGTCATGCACATGTATCGCAAAGCGTCGTAGGCGTGGTCATCTGCTTTTGTATCTACATCTTCAGGGTTTGTCTTTGACAGTGGTAGCCCTGAGAGAGTACGTATCAGATGTGTGCAGGTTGAAAGTATCTTTATTCTTGGTTGTTGTGTAAACTCGTCTACCTGCAAACGCCTGTGTAGTTCTAGTTTACCTGCAATCCTGTTTCTATCTGATGGAGTAAATCTAGCTCCACAACGAATGAGAGTTTCAGCGATTGAAGGTCCGGTGCCTGTCCTGTTCCAACAGGAAGAGTCAAGCACCGAGTAGTACATGCCGGGATCACCTCCCTCAAGATTTACAATGATATTGGCTAGAGTTTCTGCAGTCTGTCCTTTGCCGTAGAACTCCCTGTAAATCCAAAGGGTATCATCCCAATCAACTGCGCCCCACAGGACACAAGAGGGGGCGGCATACCCGTAGTCTGCTGCACGAAGGCGTAACCAACCTTGGGGTATCTGTGCCTGTGAGGCTTCCACAACATGAATGCTGCGGGAAAACTCTGGGAACGCCGCTCCCTCTGCGACATCCCAATCCCCTTCTAGAAGCCGCCTTCGTTCGACTTCTGGGAGCGACCTCAACATGGCTTCATATTCACCAGTTTCAGCGAGGTAGGGGTTATCAGTCAGACGCGCCGGAATGAATTTACGAAGAAACAGCGGCTGACCTGCTTTACCGTTAGTTGCTGTCTCAGGCCACAAAAGAGCGTTACCTGTATCAACATCGGTAGCTGCAAACGGTGTGTTAGGCGGTGCAGGGTCAATGTACATCTTCTTGACCCACCAACCACCTACCCCTCCGGGGTTTCCTGTGCAGCGCATATATGCGTCAATCTGCGGGTCCGTTGTACGAAGTCTGGAGCGCAGATACTCCCACACGTAGGGAGTTGGGTAGTGCGTTATCTCGTCAATACCAATCCAAGTAAAAGCCTGACCTTGGTAGCGTGTTACGTCCTTGTCTTTGTCGAGGTAGGAGAACCATGCCGTAGCCCCAGACGGGAACTGCCACATAGCCTTGGACTCTCTGAATACGGCACCGGGAAAAGCTTTTGGATAGAGTTGTTTGCTTTTATCAACCAGTTCTGTAAGCTCGTCCAAAGTACGACGAATAATAAGAGCGCGATGATTGGGGTTGCTACAGTAGCGAAGCAGATCAGCAAGAAGAGCATAAGACTTGCCCCCGCCAGCAGCGCCGCCATAAAAAACATCCCTTTCAGGGCTTGCCAAAAAGTCAGTCTGCGGCCCCGAGTTTGGTTTGAAGATAACCTCTGCTTCATCCTCTACTAACTCCCTTACGGGTTTTGGTACATTCTGTAGTGTGGTATCTTCAATGACCTTAGCACCGTTCTTGTTGAACAAAGCCTGTTCAACTTTCTTGATGCTGTCTTTCTTCTCTTTGGCCTTAGATGCTTTCTTCTGTGCTTTCTTCTTTGCCCTGTCCGCGTTGCGAACCGCAGCGGCAGAGGCCCGTCTCGCTCTTTCTTTTGCAGAGAGACGGTAGTTACCCTTTTCGCCCTCGGCTAATTTGGGACGGCCACGCTTGCGCTTGACAGGCTCTTCTCTTACGTCAGCTTTATCAACCAAAGGCAGGTGACTTTCGCTTGACGTTTTTCTTGTGCCTTCGCTCTGGTGATCTAAATCGTCCAAGAGTTTTACCTTTGTGAAATACTATTTTACTATTGCCGCTTGTTTTCTTTTTCTTTGTTGCCATTACTTTAACTTTGGTTTACGAACCCCACCGCCTTTTGCGTATGGTTTTACTTTGCCTCCCTTTGCAAACTTTAATCTTACATTTCCTCCAATATAGCTTTCACCACTTTCCGGGTCGTACCTGCCTTGAATACCCGCTGTTCCTTTTACTCTTCCAAAATCAACAGGTCTTTCATATCTCGCCCCTACAGCGGGCGGTCTGCGCTGTGCTTCCTCAAGCCCCATACCCTTAAAATCGAGATTCAGATTTAGTCCCTCTGGTAGCTGGCGATTAACAAACTTCTCGCCCTGACGGGCAATCTCTTTTACCGCATCTCTGGACGCCTTGTCCTTCAACGCTCTGGCAGAGTACTTCTCAGGATTAAGAAAGTAATCTGCAGCTATATAAGCAGCCCCCATAGCACCTTTTGCTAGCTGCTCTCTGCTTACATCTTTTTCTACATCAGGGTTAGTAATACCAATGTCCCGTGAACGAGCGGTAAAAGCCGTCTCTTGTGCTCTCTCAGACTGATCAATCTGATACTTTAAACCATCTCTGATAACGGTGACAGCCTGCTTTAGTTGTTGTTTTTGGCTAGCCATTTTGAATTATGTTATCCTCCATAACTAATCCACGGTCAATTGCAAAAGCGCGTGTCATAAAATCTTCTGTAAGTTTTATCTCAGTGCTTTTGTAAAACTTGCCCTTACCACGAATGTAGCAGGGATAGCTCAAGGGTTTTCTGGTTCGCGATAGTGTGACTTCTACATAAATTTTATTCATGGTCTATGATAACAGGGTCCACTTGCCCTGATTTCGCCGGAAGAAGAACCACTCCGTGTATAGCAGTAACATTATGTTCAACCTTATCATGCTTACCCACGCCTACTCTGTTTAAAATAGATTCTGCTGCTTTAATACGCTGTTCAGCGCGTGGGGTTGTTCCGTCATCGTCCAGTGCATTTACCAGACCTGCCGCTGCTTTTACTGAGTTAGCGGCTAACATGTTCTTTGCTCTCTCTACAATCTCATCGGCTAGAGAGTTCATAACTGCTTTACCAGTGGTTTCACAGTAGCCTGCTGCGCGTAAAGCTGCAGCGTTGTTACCACCATTATCCATGAGTGCATCAAGATACGCAAGCTGTTTTTCTGTTAGCTGGCGTTTTTTATTTTTAGTGGGTAAAAGACCTTCCTGTGCCATCAATAACGTACTTTACGTACTCCTCCACCCATTGCGTATTCTTTTTTAAACCCTTTAATCCCTGCAACAATGCCGCCCTCTTTCATACCAGCAACTTTATTGCGATTCATCTCCATCAGGCTCTGCTGCGGATTTTGCTGCATGGTTCCTGCACCCATAATCTTATTTTTATCCGGTGTGCCGGTCTGAGCCATGCCTCCCATGTACATTTTCTTTTTCACTGACTTCTTCCTCTTCATCGTGGCGACATTCGTTGGCTTACCGCCGACACCTTGCGGCTTGGCTCTTTTACGAGCAACGGCGCTCTTTCTTTCTCCCGCTGTCATGGACTTGGCTTTGGAGCGCGGCACACACTTAGGGTAGGCACGTTTAGACTTAGACGCAGACTTTCGACCACAAGCCTGAAACTTGCCATCTTTCTTGGGTGCGCCAATGTCTACCCAATCCCCCTTGGGGCCTTTGCCGAACCACTCCTTGAGGCTCATTAGTAAGTCCCGCCTCGTTTCTTGTACGTGCGGACTAACCAAGCGTTTGCATACGCGCTGGGGTAGACTTTGAACTTACGTTTAGCCTCTGCCTTCACTCTTGCGTACAGAGCTTTATTCTTAGGCGTAGGAGACTTGCTACTTTTTTTTGCCTTTGGCTTTGCTTTTTTTGCTGGCATTGCGTATCGCCTCTTTTCCTTTTTTAGCTATTGAAACAACCTGTGTCTTACCCATGACCTTTGCACGTTGTTCCATTACAGTTAGTATCTGTATCTTTCTTGCAAAAGGTTTATTTACTCTTTTTACCTTTGCAACAGTCGCTCTTGCTTCTGCAGGAGTAGCAAACTTTATACTAACAGTATCCTTGGGGTTCTCATCAGTGTAAAGTCTTCGATCAGAACCTTTTGGCTTTTTGCCTGTTCCTTTTTTTGGATCAGGTTTTCTTTTTGCCACTTTTCTGCTCAAGGATTTTTACAAGCTTAGGAGGCAGGTTTTTCCTCTGCGCTGCGGTTACGGGTCCACCCTTTGCCATCATTCTCATGCCACGCGCCATCATATCTGTGTCACGGGCGCTCATGCCCATTCCACGCGCCATTCCGCCACGGGCCATGCCCTTGCTTTTCTTCATGGCACCACCTTTAGCCATGCCTTTTGTGGTCTTGCCACCTTTAGCCATGTACTTGGAGGTCTTACCACCTTTAGCCATGCCTTTGCTTTTTTTCATAGCACCGCCTCTAGCCATGCCCTTAGTGGTCTTGCCACCTTTAGCCATGTATTTAGTCTTCTTCTTAGCAGCCATTGGTTCTAATCCTTTGCGTATAAGTTATCAAATGTAATGCTGGGGTCCATGTAGCTATCATTAATCTCTGCACTGTGTGTGTGTTGGCTAGGCACAAAGTCTGGTGGACCTTCACCTGTAACCCACAAAGCAGGATTTGTAACCCGTACCCTGTTGTTGGGGAGAGCAACTATATTTCCTGTAAACTCTCCTGCGTCTATTAGCTCTAGCACATGAGATTGTTTGTGCTGCGCTGGGTCGTCTGAAATGTGACTGTCGGTGTAGTCCACAGTGAACATATACCGACCTGTATAAAACTCTCCCCCTATCTTACACATCCAAGGGCTAGACGATACTCTGTCCATGCTAAAGACTGCGTGGTTTCTGGAGGAGCAGTCCCAAGGTTGTGCAAAGTGAGTGGGCATCTTTTGCGGCCACTCTTCAAGAATACTATCAGCGACTAATGCTGTGATGGGCATTCTAGCCCACATAGCTCCACCGTGAATATTCTCTTCTTCTTCACAGCCAGTAAACACTACGTTAAAACTAAGACATCTGTCCGGTATTGTATTTACTGCTATTGCTAGTGCATGAAGGTACTCTCCCTCATACTCTACGTGATTATGTGTAAACTCTTTACGCACCCAACACTTAAAGTGTGGGATATTAGAGGCTAAGTAAGCCATAATACTCTCTACTAAGGTTGGGCTAGCACTTCCATCTTTTTCTAGCCTGACGCAGACGGCTATTTGGATCTCTAGCCGCCTTGGGAAACTTCTTCATCTGTCCTGCAGAGCGAGCGCAGAAGGACTTACGTCTCTTCGCGTCTTTGCTACCGGGTTCAACCTTGCCAGTAACAGCGCCCTTTAGTTTAGAGCCGGGGTTAGCCTTGCGATATGCTTTAATGCCCTTCTCGGTCATGCCAGCGCCCTTCTTAGTGGGTCGCTTCATTCCCTTACCTTTGGGCATTACATCAGGCTTCCTGACTCCTCCTCCCTTTGCGTACTCCTTACGGCTAATCGCTGCCACCTTCTCTGACTGCCGCTTGTGCAGCTTGGAGGCTTTGTTTAGCTGTTGTGAGACTTCCCTTAGTTCTTCCTTTGCGGACATTTTACTTTTTCACATTTCGAGGTGGATTAGAATACTGTTTTTGTACGCTTTCTCTAAACTTTTTTATCCCTGCGCTATCCTCAGACGGAGAGGTTCCGCTCTTTACAGGTTTTGGTTTACCATCGCTGCCCAACAGACCAAATGTAACATTATAAAGGGCCTTCATACGGGCCTTATGTTGGGCGGTTCCACTAATAGAAAGCTTTTTAGTAGCCATTTTACTTCATCCTCGGTTTACGAATAGGTCCACCCATTCTACGGTTCATGGCATATACCTTGCCACCACCAGCTTTCTTTTGACTCTTATAAGCAGCGGCTCCTCTTCCAAGCTGAATGGCTTTGTCTGTAGCTTCTTTTAGCTCTTTGCTGCCCCCATAGGGTTTTCCCTCTTGAGAGGGTTCAGGATTTATCATGTTATCCATGATAGATGCTACAGCACCACTAAAGCTTTTTTTAGCGGCTGCAATCTTTTCAGCCGTTAGCGGCGGTCTTGCTCTAGAACCAACGCGCTTTCCAACAGCAGCATCTGCTTGCGCTCTATCCATACCAGCTTTGGCCGCGCTTACTTTTGAGTTAAACCGCTTCTGCATCATACGCATCGCTTTTCTGCGCTGGGCGTTAGTAGCCCCTTCTTTTTTAGCAGACGCATCAAACTCTTTTAAAAGTGCACCCGGACTTCTACGCCCTTCAACTACTTTTTCTAACGCTTCGTCTAAATCTCTATTTGTAATTTCAATTTTTCCAAATTTAGCCATTACCCGTACCTCCCTTGTTTTTTGTACATCTGCTTACAATGGCAATCTCCACAGTCACAATGAAGACATGGCTCTGGGCAATGACACTCCTGCGGTTGACATACGCATGTGATGCACTGATCATCTTCTTTTTGTTTTTCTGGCGTGTGTTGAATCATGTAGAACGCCGCGTATGGTCCTTGATATGCAGACATTGTTTTTTATTGGAGAAAAGGCAGCTAACTTAATCTCGTCTCACAACTCTCCACTAGAAAAAATCTTATGTTTATTGTTGGAGTGTAGACAGACTAATGGCTGCTAACTATCTATTATAACGTCTATATAGGACTTGTCAAGAAAAAAAGTTAAGCTGAGTGCAAATGAGTGCATTTTTTGCTTGACAGATTGGAAATGGGCTGTATAATAGTATTAACTCTACTCCGGGGGGTTAATATATACATACCCCCCCTTAATATTAGCCCATATTGTAATATAATTACCCAATTTTGTAATAAAATTACCCAAAAGGAATGAATATGGATAGTGCGCCTGAAGAAGTTGCAGAAGTTACAAGGCCGTGGTCCCTATCCTCGTATACGTTTAACAGTTTCGCTCAGTATATTCAATATTTTAATCCTGATGAGTGTGAACAGTACATCCGTGATGCTCAAAAGGGTTTAAGAACTACGTCATTTAAAAAAGGTGAGGTTGGTAGCCCAGAGGCTAACGCTAGTTTTGAATTAAGAAACTCCGATGTGTGTTTTTTCAAAACACATAAATCTGAAAATAACCCCCTATTCTCAAAATTAACAGAAGTTCTGATAAATGCTAACCAATCCTTCTTTGGATATGACATTTTTGAGATAGAGGCTGCACAATTTTCTACATATTCTTCTGAATATAAAGGGTTTTATAATAAACATGTTGATATTATGCCTAATTCTTCTGGAATAGGCGTTAGAAAATTAAGTTTTAGTGTACAATTAAGCGACCCAGACTCGTACAAGGGCGGTGACCTTCTTTTACATACTACTAATAAACCCACTCAAGCTCCAAAAGAGATTGGAAGTGTAACTATATTTCCCAGCTTTACACTTCACGAGGTTACACCTGTAACAGAAGGTGTACGGTACTCATTAGTCGGCTGGGTAACAGGTCCAGCGTGGAAATAGCCCTAAATCATTGAAAAATAATAAAAAATTATTAAAAAAGGGTAAAAAATAGTAAAATTGTAGCGGGATTGCATACAGATATATACACCCCCCCGGTGGCCCATGCGCGCCCCTGTGATGCTAAGTATTTGTTTTTATTGTGTTAATCAATTATTCATAATATACACTGTGCGACTAAGCCCCCGCAGCGTTTCGACCCCCGGCTAATAGTCCGCGCCCCTCTCTTATACCTGCAGCCCCCCGCGCGTTGGGTCAACTAAACCGACAATTTCCCCCGGTGGCCATTTTGGTGGTGCTTTGATGGGGGTGGGGCGTGCAATACAAACCGCCTGATCCCGGTGGCCAGATTCAAAACGCTAGCAATATCCAAACGCTAGGCATTATTGCAGGCAAAAAAAAGGCCCCAATGAAGGGGCCTAAGTTTATTCTGGTTGGGGTTGTTATGCTGCGATGTAACGGGTTGCAATGTCGATGTCGCCCGGATCGATGGTGTATTCCGAACCCACAAAGCAAGCGATCTGAGTCTTGGTCCCGCTCATATCGGTTGCGGTGATGTTTATCACGGTGAACTCGGTTTTGCTCCCGCGCTCGAACACCTCCCGGCTAAGGGCGATGTCGGTGATGTTGTGAAGTGAAAGCTTGTTCATTGTGTTACCTCGATTAGCTGGCGTCTAGTGAATTTAGCAGGGCGATAAAGCTCCCCGCCGTTTCGATGTTTGGCGCGATTACAATTTGAGCAAAGTAGCTGCAACCCGCCGGGATTTTCGGTGAGGTATCGAATGTAATATCGAGGGTGCATTGAGGTTGCTTTCATATGCTTTGCGCCCCAGTTTGCGTTTATCTTTTCACGATGTTCTGTACCATCATTATGCACATGATCGATTTCAAGATACATCGAATCTCGTTCCCCGCAGCATGCGCAACGATTGCCGAGACGATCATATAATTCCTTTTTATCTCGTTTCCTGTATTTAACGGCGCGTTCTTTGCCATTAATCCTAATGCTATGCTTTTGACATAACCTGTCCCCTAATCCGCGCACCATGCTTTGATGCGTGTATTTTTCATCACAGCCCGGATGCTCACAAACACCAGCGAAGTGCGTCGCCAGACAATGGGAGTTACAATATTGGTTAGAACGTCCCCTTTTTGCGTCCTGCTTAACTTGTTTATCTTGTCGATAGAAAATTTTCCCGCAGTCCGGGTTATCGCATTGCACACGATATCTAAACCCACGTCTTGTAATGTTATGGTTTTTACCACAAGTCCAACTGATTTCTTCTCTCTCTAAGATCATGATATTACCTCAAATGTCTTTGTTGAATGACCAAGCTTGCCACATGATGAAGATCAAAACGGCAAACGCTATTCCAAGTATGATCCAGTCGCTAAGCATCACTCAACCCTCCCGTTGTCATGGTCTGGGAAATGCTTGGTCCCGTAATATGTGCCATCGTCATGCTTGGCTTTGTACGGCTGCAAGTCCCATTCCTCGACCTGCGTCATATCCCGCCAGTCATCAATGCCGCAGGCTTCCATGAACTTGTCCGCATCGTAGCGGGGATTGTCCAAGCGGAATACGTTGTGGAAATCCACAGCGACGCTGTACATGGCATTCCGCGCGGTGGCGGTGGCATATATCTCGTCTAGTTCGCTGTCTTCATTCCCGCCATATTCGAGGTCGTATTTGAGCTGGTTCAAATTGGTTCGCAGTACGTAAGCGACGGTTTCAAAGTGCGATTTGCTAAAACGTGCCATAGGTCTGTTTCCCTAATTGGTTAAAAAAAACCGCCCCCGGTGATGGGGACGGCTTATCATTAGTCGATACAGGGTAAACCTGTCAACTGGTTTTATCTGCGATGCTTTCAAGCTTGTCAGATGTCTCCAGCACACCTTTAGCAAGCTCTTCGATCACGAGAGATTTCCCGCCGCGACCGCCGTACTTCTGCATTGCCGCTGGCGATTGGCTGGCCATCCGAAACTGGATCTCGGCAATCGCCTCCTGAGCATCGTTCGACAAGAAGATTTGAGATCCGCCGTTGGTGGCGCTGGTGGTGGGGGTTTTCTTACTAGGCATTGGTTTTCCTTTTCAAAGAATGAAGTGATAGACAATTAGACAAACGACAGTGATAAGACACAATCGGTACGCGGCTTCAATAAATTCTATAGCTCCTCCTCCCTAGTTGATTGATTGCCAAGCGGGACCGGACATTACTAGCCAAAGGCCCCGCGCTCGTTCCATCTGCTCATTCAGCGTATACCCGCCGTGATCGGTGTTGATCATGTTGACCGATTTCCTACCAAGTGTGTGGGTTTTCTCTTCGCCGTCGATCTCAAACGTGCGGCTGTCGTGGGTGTGTGTCGCGTAATGGGTCAGCACATTGTACAAAGCCCATTTGTTTTTACCCAGACCACCGCCCTGCGAGTAGTCGCGGGAGTACTCATCCCACAGATCATAGAGCGCGTGAAACTTCTTTAGATTAATCGCTTCCTCGCGTTCGATCCCGTGCGCCTTTTCCCGCTCTAGTTTCTTTTGCCCTGCGATCTCTTTCGGGCAGATGCTTTTGAGAAAAGCGCCAGCGGTATCGTCCATAACGGGCGTCGCCTTCCACTCTTTGAACTGCTCTACATTCTGGCGGAATGTGCTGAATACGCTGTTGGCTGTACGCAACAGGGTGTTGGCGTCAAAGTGCTTAGAGTGTTTCACCTTGTTGTATACTGCCTTGTCGCCACCGAACACCATGGAGTTCTCACAATAAGCCCGGTAAGCCCCGGCGAACTGCTGGAAAGCCCATTTAGAATTAACTGAATTGATCTGATCGGATCGGCAGTACACCATATCGCCGCCGCCTGTCATGTCCACGGCTTCGTCTAGATACTGAATAGAGCGTTTCGCCTTCATGCCAAAGTCGGTGTATTCGTCACGGACCAGCACGTTGTCAGTGGGAAGATTACTTTCCCGCAGAATGTCGGCATGCTTACCAAACAATTCTATATGGTTTTCGAGGGTGTAGGTGCTGGATACCGCGCCGGGATCGGCGAGGCTTCCATCATGTGAGTACCGCAACGCCTTGCTGCCAGTGATCTCGGTGCCGTCCGCCGTATAGATATTGTCTTTGTACACTCCAAGCGGTTCAAAAAAGCTTAGATCAAATACATCGGAATGTTCGCGAACGGCGGAGGCTTTCACACCGTCATCGATGGTGGCGGGTATCGTCCGTGTCAAGTTCATTTGCATAACGTTCATTTCTGGTTTCCTATGTTGGTTGAACGAGGAAAGCCCTACAGCATATTCAAGGCAGTGTCAAATACTTTTTTAATCTGTACAGGATGGACCCGGCGGGAGCGTCGGTCAGGGAGGAAACTTGGCCCCCGCCGGGGAGGTGCAGGGGGAGAACCAGAAAACCCTGCACTAACTAATGTAAAGGCCGACAAATTTATAGGCCGACAATTTTCTATCTCAGATAATGATCCCTCACCCACTCATACCAAGTGGGAGTATTTGGTTTCATGTTTTCATACCGTATTACATCCTCCATAGCGTGCATTACGCAACTTCTCCATACATATCAAACCAAGCTGGTTCAGAACGATTAGTCCATTTAGCAAAGTATGCTTTCTCACCACGGTAGTACGCCCTGTAAGCTGATATAGTATCATCAAATGATGCGGTATTAGGATTACACTTATATTCATCAGGCATACATTGTGGTGGTGGCGTGTGCATAGCCATAGATCTTTTATATGGTATGTTATTAGGTGAATAGTGTAGCCACTCCTTAGTAGCAGCTTTGTGTACCTTGCCATAGCGATGCGTATACTCATTCCCAAGATAGCCCCATAGGTCCGACAAATAATTGTAGTTACCACGCCCTAATCTTGCCCATGCTGTAGAAGGATGGTTCTTGTGGGCTATCTGATATAAGCCTTCGCGGTCAGCAGCCCCATCACCATCAATTACCCTATGTGCAGTAGATAGGATTTGTGCATACTCCAGAACCATTTTAACTACATGCTTGTCACAGTGCATCTGCGCTGCAATCTTGGGGTTTCTGTCTAGATAGAATATATTCACTGTTGTTCCTCCCACCGTATATCTACAAGTTTAATGGCTAATATTTCTTTCTCACCTTGAGATACATTAGCCAAGTCTAAATCTATCATAGCCTCATTATACAACTCAGCTATTTTATCTTCGTTACTTCCCTCAGTCTCAGGCACACTCATTTTGGTTCTCCATTGTGGAGGCTTGGTCCTAGCACATTCGGATAGGGGCGGTCAAGCTTTTTTTTAATCTGCGTAGACTAATCTTCTGCGTTACTAACCAGCGGTCCTAGATAAGCCACCATGCGGTGATGGTCCACAAGTAAACTGGACAATAATCTTTTTGATACTGTTACACTTTTTTTACGACCATCGCCGTCTACAATCTCGTGTATGTTTTGTAGTTCTTCTTTTGAAGTTTCTAGGCTTATCTGTCTCATTTACTTTATCTCAGTTATTACCCAACGTCCACGTTCTGCTAGGTGAGGAAAACGTCTAGCCCAATCTTTAGGATAGATACCTAACTCACCTTCATACTTCCACTCCCAGCGCAGCGTCTTACCATCGTAAGCGCGGGTACTGTATTCGGGGTCCGGTCTTTTTTTACGATGAGAAGTTTTGTACTTGCTTTTTTTATGTGGAGAAGTTTTACTCATTTCCGACATTTTATCTGTCCTGTATCAATGTTGTAATAGACCAGTTCTACACCTAGTTTCTTCTGAATGGAAGATAGCTGACGATTAATCATCGTACCCGGCTTCCAATTAGCAGTCTCGGAACGGAACGACATTGTTTTTACCTCGACAAGTTTTACGTCTTTTGTTTCAGGATTTATGGCGACAAAATCTACAGGCCCAGTATTGTTCGTTTCATTGTACACATGGTATCCAATGTCTGCGTAATATCGCATCACGCCTAGCTTTGACTGTAGACCCTTCTTCTCTTTGACATTCATATCAGTACGACACTCTATAGTCTTCTACAGGGGACTTGTAATTAGCACCAGACTTACATCTATCACACACAAACATGACTTTGTGCAGTAGTTTTTCTTTCCGACAAGATAAGCACTTTCTAACTCTGTACTGATCTTTGTTTCTCATGTTTTGTCTTGCACTCTCTAGTTGTTCGACAACTGTAGAAAAATCTACACGTTTTGGTTTCTTTTTACCCATGTAAGTAAACTGATTAGCATATCTATTCAAAATACCTATTACAGCATTTCTTGACATATCCACGCCATTGTAGTCTTTGTACTTAGGTGACATTACCTCTGCAATTTGACGGGCTGACAGACTACGCTCTCTGCTTAGTCGAAATATCTCTGTTATAAACTCGTCTTTGTGTTTTCTTGTGGCTACCACTTATCTTTTCCTTATCAAACCAACAACTTGCACATAGTTTTTGACCATTCCTTGTTACAACTGCCATATCGTTGCACTCTTCACAGTTAACCATCAACGCACTCCTCTGGGTTTTTTAAGGATAGGTTACATATTTGATTTAGACAGTGTGTGATAAGCAGAATACCATGCTTGTCACTCGGCGCATGACTCATCACTGAAAGCATAGACTGTATCAACGCAGATTCTGTTACACTTAAAGTATCCTCAAACTCCTCTAGACATAGATTGATTTCTGCCTCTACACGAGAGGCTACAATTTGTCTTTCTTCTTCAGATAAATTCATGTTTGATCCCATCGACTATCAGTGAGTTAATTTTAGTAAGATTGACATTTCTATACCCTTTGGCATAATTGTCATAGACAGTCATCATTTGTTTGTTGGTATTACAATCTCTGCCGCCCTTCTTGTGCTTCTCGACACCAAGACGGCCATTAATTTTACGGATGCTGCCATCCGACTTGACAAACTCGATTGTAAAGAATTTATCCTGAACCGTGGCCTCGATTATTCGGCGCATCATGTCCGGGTTTTCTACTTTGCTTCCATATAGGGTGATCATGGCTCACCTCTGCTGTTGAAGGAAGCTGCACCATACATGAGATTTTTTTGAGTGTCAAGCGAAAATATATTTGACATGCTGAAAAATCCATGCTAGGAGGCATGTTGCCGTGTCCCGAAATTGAGGATATTATATTTATGAATAATATAATTAAAGATTATATCTATAATCTAGATATACCTCTTGGTACTTCTAAAAGATTAGACTGTCCTGTATGTGATGGAACTAATACTCTATCTGTTACTCAGTTTAGTGATTGTATAAAATACTATTGCTTTCATGCAAACTGTAGTAAGGGTGGTGTAATTAAGGAGGGACTAAGTGCATCCTCTTTCTCTGCACACGATGAAATCCTAAAACCACATGAACCTGTAGGGCTTGAGATAGAAAAACAGAACTGGCGCAAGAATAATTATCCTATACATTTCTTTGAGTACATTAGAAGAAACAATTGTACTTCTGCTTGGTCAAAGGGATTAGCTGACATACGGTATGACTACAAGCGAGACAGGGCTGTATTTCTTGTAAAAGATAGAGCAAAGATAGTTGATGCTGCTGGTAGGTACATCGGGTCCGGTCTGCATTCAGGACCAAAATGGTACAGATACGGCGGAAGCAAGCTGCCGTTTATTTGCGGTAAACATGATCAAGCGGTGATTGTAGAGGATTGTGCATCAGCGGCATCTATATCAGGTTTTGCAACAGGTGTGGCGCTACTAGGCACATTTCTACAAGATGAGGCTTTATCTGAACTGGATGGGTTTGAAAAGATTACTGTAGCGTTAGACAAAGATGCCTCAGATAAATCTGTGGACATTGCACTAAGACTGAACGCTGCATACGGAGACATTGTTGATGTGTGTCTTTTGGATAGAGACTTGAAAAGATTAACTGAGGATGAAGCAAAGGAGGTACTAAAGATATGATTGATAAGGCTGTGCTTGTAGCATGTCTACAGAAGGACAACTTCAATCGTGTATCTGGTTTAATTAAGAAGGAGTATTTCTCAAAGGAGGTGGCTACCATTGTAGAAACTATTAGCCATCTACACAAAACATACGAGGGTGATCTCTCACTAGCTGATGTAGCATTGGCACATGATGAGCGTTATCCGGCCATGCCTGAAGCGACTAAGCAAAAGGCTACACAACAATTAGACGAACTAAAAGGCATAACAGTAAACCCTGAACTGGCAGGAAATGTTCTGCATAGTTTTTGGAAACGAGCAAAGGCAAAAGAGATAGGAGAAGAAGCCCTTGACATATTTCTTGGTAAATCTAGCGATACTTACTCTCTGCTTACTAGTGTAGAAGAACTAAAGAACAATGAGGTTAAAGGCTCCAAGAGCTACACAGTGCTTGAGGACAACATTGAAGATAGCTTGGAAGAGTTCGAGCGTGATCCTGAGTTCATCTTTCCTACACAGATACGCGACTACGTACCCGGCATAGACCGACAAAATCTTGGTGTGATCTTTGCACGGCCAGAGATAGGTAAGACAAGTTTTTCTGCGTGGCTATCCGGCTGGTATGTGCGGAACAAGTTTCATGTAGCATACTGGGGTAACGAAGAACCTGTGAAGAAGACTCGTATGCGTGTTGCTAAATCTATTACAGAACGCTCTCGTCTCGAAGTTCTGCAGGACAAGCAGGGTTTTGTACAGGAGTATCAAGAGAACATACTACCATACATATCCTTCATGGATTGTGTTGGTACGTCCATACAAGAGGTTGAGGACTACTGCTCACGCAATGAAGTTGACGTAGTATTCATTGACCAGCTAGATAAGATCAGGATCGATGGTGAGTTCTCACGCGGCGATGAGCGGCTGAAGGAGTTGTACTGCAGGTCCAGAGAGCTTGCCAAGCGGCATAACGTGGCAGTGTGGGCAATCTCCCAAGCGTCGTATGATGCTCACGGAAGAGAGAGTATAGACTATTCCATGCTTGATGGTAGTAAGACAGGCAAGGCTGGTGAAGCAGATATCATTGTGGGTATTGGTGTAGCGGAACATGAAGAGTTTAGAACCATTAAGTTCTCGAAGAACAAGATAAATGGTTGGCATGGGTCGTTGGTTTTACGGCGAGATGGTGATAGAGATATATTCTCATGATCACCATTCTCGACATAGAAACTACAATGAACTTTGAAAGTTCTACATCATCTCCGTATGATGGTCAGCAGATTGTATTTGTTGGCTACAGAAGTTTTACGCCAGACCTGTCAGTGTTCGAAAGCAATGAGTTGTTTTTCTTTCACAACCAGTGTGAGCCTACACCTCAAGCAAAAGACAGGCTGCAGAAAAAGTTAGATGAAACAACCTGCTTAGTTGGTCACAACTTGAAGTTTGATTTGCAGTGGCTAAGAGAGTGTGGCTTTCAGTACGATATGTTTTTGTGGGATACTATGATAGCTGAGTACCTACTTTGTCGTGGTATCAAAAAATCAATTAGCCTTGCAGAATGTGCCAAGCGCAGGGGCCTGTCTGAAAAAAGAGTGGACCTTACTGACAATTATATCAAGGACAAAGTATCCTACGAAGATATGCCGTGTGATATAGTTAGAGAGTATTGTATGGCTGACGTAAATACAACGACTCAATTAGCCAAAGAACAACTAGCAGAACTAGACATGTCTTGGCCTAGCAAGGAGAGCCTAGTTTGAAACAAGTTGTAAAACTTAGTATGGAGATGCTAGACGTTCTCATCGACATTGAGAGAGCAGGAATAAAGATATCAAATGAAAAACTTGCAAAGATTAAAGCGGACTATCAAGCAGAATATGATCAGCTATACAGTGACCTTATGGATATCGCTGAGATTGCTATGGGAGATACTCCGATCAACCTTGATAGCCCTGATGACCGCAGTAAGCTGCTATATTCCCGCGAGGTGGTGGACAAGACTGCGTGGAAAGAAGCGTTTAATATAGGAACAGAGCAGCGCGGACATACCAAGAAACAAAAGCGTAAAACAAAAATGTCTCCTACAATGTTTAAGGAGACAGTGAAAGATTTAGCCCCTGTGTTCCGCAAGACCAGAGGCGAGAGGTGTGAGGACTGTGGTGGCACAGGCCGTAAAAGAAACAGACTAAAGTCTGGCGAGTTAAGCAAAAACACCGTGAAGTGTAAAACTTGTGGTGGCACAGGCGTTGTCTATGTAAAGTTAAACGAGCCAGCAGGATTAAGGGTCATACCTCGTGGACCACAGGATACCGCCGCTGCAGGTTTTAGAACAGATAAAGAAACTTTGTCCGAGATACGTCTTGAGTTAGAGGGCAAGGCAAGAGAGTTCGTGGACAAGTACACACGTTACTCAATGATAAGAACGTACCTCAATACGTTTGTAGATAGCTTGGAGAAGTATCAAGATGATAGAGGTTTTATTCATCCTAACTTTAATCAGTGCGTCACTGCTACTGGAAGACTGTCGTCAAGTAGACCAAACTTTCAGAATATGCCGAGAGGAGCAACATTCCCTGCAAGAGAAGCGATTGTTTCTAGGTATGAAGGTGGTTATATTTTAGAAGGCGACTACTCACAGCTAGAGTTTCGTGTGGCTGGCTATTTATCACAAGACCCTGTAATCTATAAAGAGGTAAAGAGTGGCTTCGATGTACACTCTTACACCGCTGAGATCATGGGGGTTAATCGTCAGGACGCAAAGGCTCACACCTTCAAGCCGCTGTATGGTGGTGTGCTTGGGACTAATCGGGAGATGGCTTATTACTCTGCTTTCCGTAACAAGTATCAGGGTGTGACTGAGTGGCACGACAAGCTGCAAGAAGAAGCAGTAACAGACAAACAGGTTGTTCTACCATCTGGTAGGGAGTACGCTTTTCCCTATGCAAAGTATACTAGGTATGGTACAACTGTTGGATCAACATCGATCAAGAACTATCCGGTGCAGGGTTTTGCTACGGCAGACCTCTTACCATTAGCCCTGATAAGGCTTCACAAGTCTTTGAAAGAGATGGTAAATCCTGTTCCAAAAAGTAAAATAATTAACACGGTCCACGATTCCATAATCATGGACGTTCACCCTGACGAAAAAGATTGGATGGTTGAATTATTAAAAAGGAGTATGTTGTGTATACCTGAAGAATGTAGTAGAGAGTTTGGTATTGACTTTGATATGCCCATTGAGATAGAACTCAAAATGGGTACTGATTGGCTTAATCTAGAGGAGCTAGAAATATGAGCGATATGATTACGATGGACGATCTGAACGAAGAGAACATGGCTAAACTTGCAGCTATGGTCGGTCAGACTGAAACACGTTCAAACGTGCAACAGGGACTACCCCGGCTAGCAATTGAACAACAGGCAGACAACGATGACGGTGAGCCGTTGCCAAAGGGCAGCTTCCGTATTCGTCTGGACAACAATACTGTGTATGCTAAGGAGATCTCTGTGCGGATGTTTGTCCGCTACTACTCCTATGATTTGTGGAACCAACAGTCTCCTGAAGATTCTATCAGGACTGTTCTCGCTCCGTCTCTGAGTGATGACTTCCCTGATACAAGTGGTGGTATGAAGTGTGGTAAACTGAACAAGCAAGAAGTTGAAGCTCTGTCAACTAACTCGCTTGAACATGCTAAACAGAAAAGCATCAAGTGTACGCAGGTTATATATGGTGTTATAACAGGTGCTAAAGATGCTACAGACACTACTGGTGAGTCTGTTGATCTCAAAGGCACTCCCTTTATCTGGTCTGCCCGTGGTTCTGCATTCATGCCAGTGGCTAACTACATTCGTGAAGTGCCTTCCAACAAAATTATCTTTGGTCAGAAGGTTAACATTGCCACCAAGCGTAATAAGAATGGAGGCATCACGTACTACACTCCAGTGTTTGATAAGCCGCAGCCTGTAAAGATTGTGGATGAGGATGTAGAAACTCTCAATACTTTTATGAAGGACATTGAGAGGTGGAACGAGCGTGTACTCAAACAGTACAGCGAACGTAAGGAAAACGTGCTTGCTATGGATGACTTAGATGTAGCAAAAGCGTTGGAAAATGCAGAGGCCATCTAATGACCTCAATGCTGCTACATAAAGTACAGCATTTCCTAGAAAAAGCGTCGAGGGGTGAAGGCGAAGGTCTTCCCCCTCATCTCATCAACGAATTTAAGGAGATGTGTGGCTCCGCTATCGAACGTCAGTTCAGTGAAAAGCGTGGTTCAAAAGTACGTATGTCTGGCGTAGGCAAGCCTCTATGCCAGCAAAAGTTATCCGCAAGAGATGACATAGAAGAAGATGTAGACTACACAATGGTTATGAAGTTTCTGTTTGGAGACATCATAGAGGCTATAGCAGTAACAGTTATGAAAGCTGCAGGTGTAAATATACAGAGTGAACAGGAAGGCGTTAGCCTAGACATTGGTGGCACCACATTGCGTGGCACATACGATGTCAAAATAGATGATAAGATATATGATATAAAGAGTGCTGCTCCCGGTGCATTCTCTATGAAGTTTGCGGCTAATCGTGGGTACAACAACATCAAGAAGGACGATGTGTTTGGCTATGTGCCGCAGGGCTACCTGTACGCAGAGGCGGCTGGCTCTACCTTTGGTGGCTGGATAGCTATCAACAAGGCTACAGGCGAGTGGGCGGTATGTGAGACGCCGCTGGTGCAGGATGAAGATAGAGAAGCAGCCCTAAAATTAGCCGATAAAAATATACGCAGTGTTCTTGGTAGTGAGAAGTTTGAGCGTTCTTTTTCCGATGAACCTGAAACCTACAAAGATAAAGAGACAGGAACCCTTAAAAGAACAGGCAACCGGCTTATGAATAGAACCTGTTCTTACTGTGGTTTTAAGATGCACTGCTGGCCTAATGCTGCATACAAACAGAAGACAACTTCTACAGCAAATACTCGACCGAGAGTATGGTACACAAAGCATGTAAAGGATGAAATCTGATGCCACTATATATTACAGAGACTATCACTGAGTTTGAAACAATGTTCAACCCAAAAGCTGCCTTCGTATACTTTGATACAGATAAAGGAGATAGCACACACATAGATGCTCTACTAGTAAAATCTCTACACGAGAACATGCAGCTTCCAATTATATATAGAAAGAACATGTCTTCGGAGGGTATGTGGACTGCAGAAGAGTTTAACTATGAAGGTTCTAGGAAAATGTCCCGCTGCTTTGATGCCATACGTTCTATGCTAAGACAAAGCAGGTTAGTAGTATTTCCATCTAGAAGTTTTTCTATTGTAAGAGATACGTCTCCTGAGTATGTACAGAAAGATTTAGGAGAGGGTTACATACAGATAGTAAACACTAACCCTGAAAATAAAAATAAGTTTGATTACTATGCGTTTTAGATCAAAGTTTGAGTCAGAAGTTGCTGTAGCTATAAGCCGTATGGGTATTAGTTGGGAGTTTGAACCCGATAAGATACCATACCAGCCTGATCCCAAAGTCTACATACCTGACTTCTACATACCTCGTAATGATATATACATAGAAGTAAAAGGACGACTGACACAGCAGGACAGAGTAAAGCACCTGCTTGTTAAGAAACAGAACCCGGACACTGAAGTGAAGTTCTTCTTCGCTAATGCTAATAAAAAAATATACAAGGGTTCAAAGACTACCCATGCAGATTGGGCAGAGCGCCACGGATTTGATTGGGCGCATAAAAAGATACCTGTGGAGTGGTTTGATGAATGATGATGGTTTTACTTTTGAGCCGGAAGATGATCTTATAGACGATGAGATGCGAGATAGAATAGAGGAAGAGACATTCTTTTTAGCCCGAGATAGGCTGTACATTGTTTTTGATCCTGAAGGATTTGACAAGGTGAGTGTTCGTGCATATGATACGTCAGATTCCAAGGACGTATCTGCCGCGCACATCCTGCAACAAGGGATGCTCAGTCTCCTCGAAACAGATTATGACTATCTCATGCAGTTAGGGCATGAAGCTACGCTGGAACAGATAGTAGAAAAATCACAAGAGAAGGAAGAGAGCAAAAAACTGATAGTAGAAGATGTGTACGACAATGTTATTAAGGTAAAGTTCAGCGAGGACAACTGATGCCAGACGAAAAGAAGTATAAAACAGATCTAGTAGCCGCTGTAAACAGCCCACAGCACTACACACAGGGCAGCATGGAGACTATTGATATGATCAAAGAGTTTCTTACAGAGGAAGAGTTTAGCGGATATCTTAAAGGTAACATACTAAAGTATGTATGCCGCTACAAACACAAGGGAATGCCACTAAAAGATTTGATGAAGTCTGAGTGGTATCTAGAGAAATTAATTAAGGAACAAAAAACCAATGAAGAATAATTACTTTCCAACAGATTACCAAGAGTTTATTCATCTGTCACGTTATGCACGTTGGCTTGGGAGTAGGCGTGAAACTTGGGCAGAGACTGTGGAGCGATACTTTGAGTTCATGCAACACACCATGAAGGACAAGTATGGACACACAATCCCTAACAGAAAAGAACTTGAAGAGGCTGTTCTTAGCCTTCAGGTAATGCCCTCTATGAGAGCTTTAATGACTTCAGGGTTAGCCCTAGAACGTGACAACACTGCTGGCTACAACTGCTCATACATTCCTGTAGACTCGGCCCGTGCATTTGATGAAATACTGTATGTTCTCATGTGTGGCACTGGTGTAGGCTTTTCTGCAGAGAGGCAGTACACCGCAAACTTGCCAACGGTGAACGAACACTTTGAAGAGACTGAAACAACCATCGTTGTACAGGATAGTAAGGCAGGATGGGCTAGGGGCCTCCGTGAGTTGATTGCGTGTCTCTACGCTGGTCAGGTGCCAAAATGGGACTTATCGCGTCTACGCCCCGCTGGAGCGCGTTTAAAGACGTTTGGCGGTAGATCGTCTGGTCCAGCGCCTCTTGATGACCTTCTTAAATTTACAGTAAATCTGTTTAAGAATGCTGCGGGTAGGCAGCTATCACCGCTAGAATGTCACGATCTTGTGTGCAAAATAGCTAGTGTAATTGTTGTAGGTGGTGTGCGTAGGTCAGCACTAATCTCTCTATCTGATCTTAACTCAAACAGAATGCGAGTTGCTAAATCAGGTGATTGGTTTAGAGACTACCCGCACCGTGGGCTAGCAAATAACTCTGCAGTTTACTCAGAGCGCCCTGACATGAACACGTTCTTAAAAGAGTGGTACTCGTTGTATGAGTCAAAGTCTGGAGAGAGAGGTATTTTTAATCGTGAATCAGCACAAAACAAAGTGGCTAGTATTGGTCGTCGTGATCCTGATCATGAGTTTGGAACTAACCCTTGCTCTGAAATTATTCTACGCCCCTACCAGTTCTGCAACCTCACAGAAGTAGTTGTCAGGGCTGAAGATACAGTAACAAGCCTTACCAAGAAGATTGAGTGGGCCACACAGCTTGGCACCTATCAGTCCTGCCTCACTGACTTCAAATATCTGAGAAAGATATGGAAGCAGAACACGGAAGAAGAAAGGCTGTTAGGAGTTAGTCTTACAGGCATACTAGACAATGAAATGCTATCGACTAACAACTGTATGCTTACAGACATGTTGGTTGGTTTCAGACAGATAGCCGTCAAGACAAATGAGAAGCTGTCTAAGAACATAGGAATAAATGCCTCTACAGCTATCACTTGTGTAAAACCATCAGGTACAGTGTCACAGTTAGTCGATAGTGCGTCTGGCATCCACCCCCGGCACAGCGAGTACTACATTCGCACTGTCCGTGGTGATAACAAAGACCCGCTAACACAGTTTATGATACAGTCTGGTATTCCTGCAGAACCTGCAATCGGCAATGAAGACAACATGACTGTATTCTCATTCCCTGTAAGATCACCAAAGGGCGCATTGACCCGTGATAGCTTAACAGCGGTAGAACATCTGGAGTTGTGGAAGACATATGCAGAAAGCTGGTGTGAGCATAAACCTTCTATCACCATCTCTGTAAAGGAGGACGAGTGGCTTGAGGTCGGTGATTGGGTGTACAAGAACTTTGACCACATCTCTGGTGTATCGTTCCTGCCTCACTCGGATCACACGTACCAACAGGCACCGTACACTGACTGTAGTAAAGAAGAGTATGAGAGTTTAGTAAAGAAGATGCCCGATACGATTAACTGGGAAGGGCTAAAAGAAATTGAAATAGAGGACACCACAACGGGTTCTCAAGAACTTAGCTGCACAGGCGAAGTCTGTGAACTTGTAGACATAGGAGTTTAGTGTAAACATGTTACCTATGTACAATCCTTTTTACTATAAACCTCTACCTGAAGAGATAACAATAAAAGAAAGTGACATAGAAGGTCTTGGTATTTTTGCAGTGGTGGATATAGAAAAAGATGTAGACTTAGGTATGACACACATAAAAGTTCCTATGTTTAGTGGTCTTATCAGAACTCCCATCGGTGGCTTTTTAAATCACTCAGATGATTATAACTGTGAGTTAAATATGTTACATGATTGGGATGACTGCCAGATATACAATCTCTTTACCACATGTGAAATAGAAGAAGGTGAAGAATTAACTTTAGATTACAGTATATGATAAAAGAAATCCAGATAACTGAGGAGATGCGTCAAAAGGCGGATCACAAAGCTTTCATGCTAGGTGAGTTAAACAACTCTATACTGCGTGGAAACGGTTCTCATTCTGGATATCTTGGGGAGATGATAGCCGTAAGCGTTCTGGGTGGTGAGGCATCAAACACCTTTGATTACGATATTATTCTTGATGACGGCACAAGAGTTGATGTGAAGACTAAGAGAACTTCATCTCCCCCACTACCCTATTACTCCTGTTCAGTTGCTAAGTTCAATACTAAGCAGGACTGTGATGGTTACGCCTTTGTAAGAATAAAGTATGATTTGTCTGTTGGCTGGTACTTAGGATACATAGGTAAAAAAGACTTTTTCCGAAGAGCCACAGAACATAAGAAGGGAGAACATGACCCTAGTAACGGGTTCGTGTTTAGAGCAGACTGTTACAATCTGCCAATACAAGACTTAGAGAGTTATAATGTCAACTAAACGTGACGCTCTGCTGTACAAGATGTCAGTATCTCTGACACAGGACGGCAACGTAGCGATTGATTTTGAGGGGCCTCCGTCAAAAAAAGATATAGAAGAAGCGTTTGATGGTTGGAACCCCGACTTTGAAAACACAAAAAAAATAGTCTCGCTGGTGGAATACCTACGAGACTATAGTGATAGACAGTACGAAGATTTAAAAAGCTTTATTTTTTAGGCGGCTCTTTTTTCTCTTTTGGTTTAATTGCTTTCTCATAGTAGACTATGAGTTCTTGCTGTTGTTGTATATATCTTTTTAGTTCCGCCATGTTGAGTGCTAGAGTTTCGTAGTCTCGCACACTCACAGCGTAAAATACTAAGTCGCCATTCTCTTTCTCAAATTTCTTTTTGAAAGCATCGAAGTTCCTGTCTGTAACCACATAGAAATATATGTCGTTCAGGCTAACACTCTTTGGTCTAGCCTGTGCAGGAATCTTTCTTTCTACCTCAATCGTTTTTACTTCTAGGGGCAGAACTTTCTTGAAGCTGCTGCACCCCGTCGCTAGCAGTAGCAGGAGGGGTAGCACCAGAAAGAACTTCCAGTGACTCAAAAAGTTTCTTTGTTCCATTGTTTATCTTCTTCTCTACAAGTTGTGGCTTTTTCAAACTAAGGACTAATAGGTTGTGCTTACGTAGCTTGCCTATCAGCGTGTCTCTGTAATCATTAGCCGCCTGTAGTTTTTTCTGCAGATCGTTGTTCAGTTCTTCAAACTTCTGACGATCCTCAATCATAGCGTTGATAGTATCATCCTGCAGTTGCTTTGCAGTCTCTAGCTTGGCATTGTTCTCAGTGAGCGTCTGTATGCGCTCCTGAGTATCTTTGTAAAAGTAGTATCCGCCGTAGCCAACACCGCCGACTAATCCAAGCACGACTATTAGTATGTAGATTTTAATCACTTCTTAGCACTCATGTATGCGGTCATTCCCATGTACGCTCCAACCACACCTGCCTGTCCAATGTAGAAAAGCCCAAACAGGTCGGAAAGTGCTTTGATCCTTGCATCGGGAAAGATAGGTAGAAACACAAGCGCAGTGAAGACTATCATGGATACCATAGCTACCCAAGCCATCTTTTTCTGCGCTTCCATCTTTTCTTTTTGTTCTAGAGCTTCCATCACGGCTAGCTCATTATCACTCACTACGCCATCATTGTCTAGGTCCAGAGCGTTGTACTCGCTGTCTGGCTCCAACTTCTTTTGTTCTCCCATGTGACACCTCTACCGTTTCAATTACGGCTTCTATGTTGTCGTGCCAGTGGTTAAGAAACTTATGCACTCTTGGATACTCAGGTACGACATCGTTTAGCTGCCACATAAATTCTTGCAGTATATTGTTGTAGTCTGGCATCCAATAGTACACTCTTAAAACCACTGGCTGTATTTTTATGATCATTTAAGAATTTGATTTTTAGCCTTTAGAATGTTCATTCCCAGACCGTTGATTGTGCTTAGAATGGCCTGTACCTTTTTATTGTCAGATTCGTTGGGCGTGATAGCTGCGAGAATGGAGAAGCCTCCAAACACCGCAAGGGCTAGCACGATGATAGTAATAATTAGTTCCATGTTTATCTCCTAAATCTATCAAGTTCTAGTTGTCTAATTTGTTCACTTGTCTTTTCTTTTTTCTGCATATTTTCGTGGTAGCCAATCGCGTTCAGCACCACCGTAAATACATCTTTGCTATATTTTCTAGCCTCTTCCCCTTCAGTTTCAATAATGTCAATCACAGCATCTACCATCTTTGGGTCGCTAAGAATGCGAGACATTGCTTGTGCCTTCTTCTTCCGCAGACTAAGCAGAGCAACTTCTGTGGCCACGTACTTAGGACTAATCACTCCGCGAGATATGCTGTACGCACGAGACAACAAAGATTCTACAGACAGGCCCCGTGGAGTCTGTATCTGTATGCCAGATTCTCTAAGCTTTGCTGTAAGATCACGATTAAAGATAGACATGGCATCAGCCATACGATCAATACTTTTGAAAGTATCAGCACCAACAATATTTTTTATGTTGTTTGACACGCTGGGGTCTTTTACAAAGTTTAGGAAAGCTTGATGATCAAAGTCACGGGCGTACTGTCCCGGTCTAATCTCTCTCATGTCTCCATACGTAGCCTTTGCCAGCGATTCAACCGTAAGATCAGAGAATAGTTTTCTAGCCTCTGCTTCACTCTTGTTCATACTCTTAGCTATCTGAGGCAGTAGGGTATCGAACCTCTGCTGGCCCTGCGGGTCAGTGATAAAGAACTGCAAGAACCTGTCGTAGTTTCGTACATCCCGCGCACCCTCTTGCGTGGGAGTGTTTCTCAAAACCTCTTTCAAGAAGTTCTCACGCAGATTAAAGTCATTCCTGACCGAAGTGGCTGCACGTTTAGCTGAAGCCTCCACATCCTTTTGTGCTTTTTTGAGTAGATCAGTCCCGCCAAAGAAGTTATCAACAGCAAGGTTGTACTGTACAACACGGTCCTTATCTATCAGTCCTTCTCTCTCAAGTGCATCTAGGGCAGCACTAGATAGCTTTGAACCAGTTATGCCTTGAGCTTTTTGTAATGCTCGGCCTTGTGATATCTTAGAAAGATCGCCAAGAGGAGCTTCACCTGCTACATCTGCAACAGCCTCTCTAGCACCGCGAACAGTTTTGAGATCGTTTATGTGTCGAGCAAGAAGATCATTCATTATATTTTTTACAATCTTCTTACCTTTGCTGCTGAGAACATACTCGCCCGTGTCTGAGTAATATCCACCAAAAGTTTTCTTTACCTGATCAACTATGTCTGCACCAAACTGGCTGTCTCCGTTCATGATCCTCTTCATGTCAAGCCACTTAACAGGAGCCTCTGAAGTTGCAGGGTTATCGACCTTAAATCCAAGAGCGTTGCCAGATCGGTCCCTGTAGCGTCTAACTACATTGTTTAGCCAGTACTCTTTCGCCTGTCTTAGCCTACCCGATAGCTCTGGGAAGCCACTCTCATCCACTGTCTCTACGACGCTTTCAGCTAACTCAGCCATACGAGAGGCGTTTGCTCTTTCTTTACCGTACAGATTTCTAGAAGCTTTTGAGAAACCAGAGGATAGTTTTTGAATGTCAGTCATACCTACTTTGATGGAGAGTTCTGGTAGATCTTCTACGTCAGCAATCTCTCTCATAATTATAAACACATCAAAGTCGGACAGCCTCTCTCCCTTATCAGCGTATTCTTTTTGAAAGAAAGCTCTCACATCATAATAGCTTATTCCTCTCTCTGCATCATACTCAAACTCTGTCTCATCCATAGCATCTTGTATAACATCTTTTAACCTTGTATTTTCTTCAAGAGCTTTCTGTGCAGTAACTTTACCCTCTACATTTGAGAAGCCTTCAAGAGTGCCAGCGTTTGATAGCCGTCTGTTACCAAGCCTCTGCAGAAGCTTTGATGAACCAGTGTAAGGAATTACGTTAGTGTAGGCGTCATCGCCGTACAGACCACGCAGCCAATCTGTGATATCAACCTCTACACCTGCATTATCTAAATCTGAAAAGCGTTTGCTAGACTTTGCCAGTATGTCCGCTCTTCTATGCCTAGCGTAAGCAGCTAAAGTATCACCTGCAGCTTCAGCGTTGGTCTGATATTGTTCTGGCTCAAGAAAACTATTTAAGAACTTTACAAGATCAGTCTCTACTTCTTCTACAGTTCTTTCAGTTTGTCTTAAAACTTCTGTCCCTGCCTCTTGAAGCGTTGCAACACCGCCCGTCTCAGGCTGTCTCAAACCAGCAAGACCGGGATCAGTGCCGTATACATCTTTATCTAGATAGCGCGAATCTAAGATTGCTTCTATAACATTGTCTAAAGCTTCTTTGTCTTCAACATTCTGCACAACAGCCGGATTAGATACTCTGTCCAGTAACTCTTGAACAAAGCCGTCTACTTCATTCTTGCTACGGCCAATTGCGTCAGTCTGTTCTGCAGCCGCATTACGCATCACAGCTACAAACGCATTGAACTTATCATTCTGCACACCAGCTTGATTTGCTGCCCCTGCTAGGTTATCTAACAAACCACGGAACTCACTTAGCTGCTGATTAATTTGATCTTCATTTTTGAGAAGAACCTCTAGCTCTTTATCAATCTTGCCTATGCCTTTTGACAGGTCAAGCTTATACGTAGAGATGGTGTTCTTCATCATCATCAGAGGTATTAGCCCTGTAGCCTTACCCATCGTAGTCTCAAGAACTTCAGGGTCTACACCCGCATCTACCAGATCATTCCTGACTTCTCCAAAGAACTTTAGCTGCCTGTAAACATTCTCTCTAGCCTCTACTGGCAGGGAGCGAATGAAAAAACCAAAGTCTTTAAGGGCTTGCTGATCTTTCTTGGGCAGGTCGCTCAGTCCTGTGATAAACCCTTTCTGAGCAAGCTCACGAACTTGATCATCACTCAAGGCACCGATACTGCTACCAAGCCCAGCTATGAGTGACCCTGCACCTCTAGCTGTGCCAGAGGCTACATCATACAGCTTGCTAAAGCCGACCACAGAGAAGATGCCGCCACCAAGTGCGCCAAACAATGCTCCATACTCTTCACCAAAAACATTACCTGCAATGATAGAGCCAGTTATCGCTCCTGCCTCTGTAATCGGTATTTCAATAAGCTCTTTTGGTATAGTATTTACACGCTCAGATCGGGCTAGTCGTAGTGCAGCCTCTTCTCTAGCTAACAGGTCTTTGTCGCCTTTGGTTCTAGCAGTGCGAACTTTGTTTCTTGCAGCTTCAATTTTTCTATTAGCCTCAACAAAACGAGTAGGCATTTGTTTGAGACGCACGTTAGCTGCTACACGCCTGCCGTACAGTGTTTTGCGTATGCCACCTAGCTTCAGCGCATTGGCTATAGGAAATACAGCATCATCCATCATTTTGAGAGTAACGTCTCTGATCTCGTCTTCAGATGCTTTTAGTACAGACTTTCCTAGATTATCCTCAAACTCCTTAATTAGCTTTTTACTGCCCCTTGAGAAGAACTTTACACCCGCTGCAGTGACGCCTACAAACTCAGGAATGGCACGAACCACCTGTTCTGTAACGGTAGCCTCTGGACGCCAATACCCTGTAATCTCATCTGCCTCTCGCTCACTAATAGTGCCGACCTGACCAGCAAGACGATCAACAACGCCTTTTACAAACTCCCCTTCGTTTTTTAACTCAGGAGAATCTTCAAACACTTTGTAAGTTGTAGCGAGCGCAGCACCGGCCATGCTTCTGCCTTCTTTTTCACGAAGCCTGTCGTAATAGTCCTCATACTTTTTTGAGTCGTACAGGGTCTGCTTTTTAGTTAGCAGAGACTCGCCAAGGAAGTCTGTCTGTTGATTGGCATCCGTTACTCTATCTATACCCACTCTTAAAGTATTAGCAACACCAACAATATTATCTACAAAAAACTTACCAATTGAGAAACCAGTGCGAGCTAATCCTAGAGTATCTTCCTCACCCGGAAGTCTTTCAATAGCACGTTCAATGTCTGTAGCCCTTTGAGTTAGCTGATCAACATCCGTTATTTGCGGAGGACCACCAGTTTCTGCAGCCTGTCCCTGATAAGCGCGTAGAAGCCCTGCAGCTATGTCACCCACATCCTCCGTGTCTTCACTGATGGTTCTAGCTTCAACAGTGGATCGAAGGTCTTGAGACAGATTAATTGGCTTAGGAGCTAGCGTTTGCTCTTCTGTATCGTCACTTAATGAAATTTCTACCATGCTTACCTTCCGGGTGGCCGATTACGTTTAGGCTGTTGCTGTACTTCAAACAGTTTAAGTATAGCGTCTTCTGTAGTTGCATCTGTTCTGCCTCTTCCACTAGGTTTTCGTCCAACAGTGGCTAGTGTAGCGTCTGCTGCAGGAGCCTGTTCAATGGTTTTAAAAGAAGGCTTTCCTTGTGAATCTACAGACCAACGAATAGGAACGATTGTTCCAGACTGACCATCAAAGATACGATTTCTTCCGCTCTCTTCTAGCTCTCTAGATACTCTTTGGATAACTTCTGGATTACCAGTTTCAACCGCATTTTTCCATTTTTGTGAGTCATCTTTATTTAACACGTAACGGCCTGCCCTTAATTCAGGTTCAGAGTTTCCAACGAGGTTTGTTATTTGATCCCTATACACCTCTGCTTTATAGTTTGGAGAGTTAAGTTTGCTTAAATCACTAATAATACTAGTTATAGACCCACCTTCTCTTTTATTTGGAAACTGAGTATTGAGGTCGTTTACTGTTTGTTCTAGATTATTAAGATTATAATTGGTAAATGTTGCACTGTTATCCAGCTTTTTTATAGTACGGTAGTATTCTGCATTATCGGTTTCTTTTGCAAGAGAAAATAGTTTTCCTCTTTCAATTGTTTTATCTACCATACCCATTATAAATTTTAGCTTGCCCTGCTTCTGCTGAACGCTCAAAAGATCACCACCAAACAAATCAAGAGCGCGAGTAACGTCCGTATCTGAAATTGTACGGCCACCCGTTCCGCCTTGTAGAATTGATGTTAGCTGATACGCTAGCGCAGTTTCAAGCATCTTAATTTCGGCAGCGGCTAGAGCCTCTTTGTTATTACCTCGTTTAGCTGCGTCTAGCTCTTTTGTAACTTCTTCAAATTTAGCCCTAACACCTTCTTTATAGCTGCCTATACGCCCCTCTGCGGGGGGTCTGGCAAGAGCGTTGGCAACGATGTTTATAGAATCTCTGATAAGTGCCTCTCCACCTGTAATTCCAGAAAGGAGGGATGTTGTAAATCTTGACCCTGTGCCTGTTTCTCCAACCTTTTCTTGCAATCTCATCAAGTTTCTTTTTGCAGCTTGAGCAAGAGGTAGAGCTTCCACCACACTTTCTCGCTCTTTTTTTGCAGTGCTATCTGTTGCTAAAATTTCAACTAATCTGCTTGGCGTAGTTCCAAAACCGCTGTTTGTACTTCCTGCTGATTTATTTGCATAGGTGTCTACAAGAAGAAAATAGTCCTCAGTCTTTCTTCCCTGCTCATCTACAAAACCGTGCATAGGATTGTTAATCCAATCCATAGCCGCCTTCGTCTCTTCCTCAGAAGCCTGACCTGTAGTCGATATAAACTTTACAAAGGGGCTAGAGGCAGCACTCCAAAGTTTGTTATTGCCTTGGTATGCACCCTGACCCTTATCATAGTTTCTATTGCCAAGCCTTCTAGTAGCACTGGCAACTTTTTCAGGCATGTTTGCGCCTTTCAAGCCGCCCAAAGTTGTTCTGTTTAAAGTCTCAACTACAGGTGAAATCCACTCTCCGTCAGGAACATATTTTACTTCACCCCCAGATTTTATCTGGGCAGCAGCACCTGATGGTGCTTGTGGTATATCTACTCCCATGTCTTCTAGAGCTTGAATATCACGGAGAAGTAAAGGATTATTTCTAAGAGCAGGCCTAAAAAGAACACTTAACTGAGCCATTCGTGGCGCTCTTTTTGACACAGGACTAACTCTTTCATAAAAATCAGTCATGGTTTTAGCCGCCATAACTGCCCTAGCTAGCTGCGCCTCAAGAAGAGGAGCCAGAGTCGCGTCTTTTTTAGCCGCTGCGTATGCTTCAGGGTTTTGGGCTAAGTAAGTTATTGTAGACGTAACACCTTCAGCGCCTTTCATCTTTGGTATTTTCAAATCGCCGATAGTAATAAAGCTCTTAGTATCTGACGCACCCGCACGAATCCTAGCCGCTTCTGTAGTTGCGTCTGCAGATATCTGTCCAGCCTCAAGTCTAGTCTCTCTTTCAAACTGAAGCTCTTTCATGCGTTGTGCAGCAGCGTCTTCACGCTCTTCTTCTGCAGCTTTTTGTGCGCGATACCTATCAATGTTCTTATCAACTGCTTGCAACGCACCTGTCGCAAAACTCATAAAAGGTGATACCATTAGACCATCTCCTCTTCTTCCATTTCCATAAAGCTAGCATCCTTCTCCATAGGAGGAGCCTCTGCACCCTGTTCTTCAGGCATGTCTTCATCCTCTTCCAACAGGAGATCAGTTGCGTACATAATTTTCTCGTACATGTCTGGCCTGTTTTCTTCCATGATAGACATGACTTTCTCTTCAGGTATCATGCCCTCTTCTTTTGCAAGTTCAGGGTCTTTGTTGAAGATAGTTGCAGGTATGCCGTTCTCTAGGGCTAGTCCTATAAAGTGCATGGCAATCGGCATCTTCAGTAGCTCTGACATGTCAGGACTCCAATAGCCCTCTGTGAAACCTGTAAAGGTAATTGTATTTGTAATAGCCTCAATAGGCACACCACTAAGCATGAGCCGCAGGAAGTTCTCTTCTACCTCTGGCTGCTCAACACGGCTAACCACCCACTCCATAGCCTCTTCAGGTTGAGTATACTCTGCAGGTTTTTCCCACGCCCACTTTTGTGGCTCTGAGGTTAGCGAGTGGCCGGGAGGAGGCGCGTTGAATCTGTCAATGGCATCAATGCTGCCTTCCTGTGGGCGCAGTGCTTCCTCTATCTTGGGGTCGCGGTAGTATGGATCGGGATTTAATGCCATTATATTTCCTCTATGCTGTTCTCGGAATGGCTAACTGTCTTAGCCGTGTGCCGGGAAGGGCCTGTTTAGTTCCTTTAGGACTAGTAGCGCCGGATATCATATCGGCTAAATCGTTTGTGCTGGTTACAGTGCCAGCCCTAGCCATCTGGTTGGCAATGGCTCTGGCTGCAGACTGCGCTCTATTAGATTGAGAGATAGCTGATTGTACTGCACGTTCACCGCTAGTGGCCTGTCTAGCCCTAGATGTTCTACCCGCTGCTGTCGTTGGCGCACGGGCTGACGAGGGAAGTCCGGGGCCTACTCTGCCCCTGCCCTGTGCCTGCGCTTGTTTACCGCCGCCCCTGTTAGCCGCCTTTGCAAACGCGCTAATTGCTTTGGCTGTTTCTTCACCTACGCCAAGATTTCTAAAAAGAAAATCTTGCGCCTGTTTGGCTAAAGAACGGTCATCAAAAAAATCTGTTACTTCATCATCAGGGACAAATTTAATTGCTGTGTCAGTCATTACATTTCCAAAGTCATCGGTATCAAGAAACCCTGCAAAGTCCTGACCAAGACTTGTTTGTACAATTTGAGTATCTGGCAAGCTAAAAGGTTCTGTAAAAGAACCACCAAAATCATCATCAAACCCAAAGTCATAATCATAAGAATCTGTAGAAGGATAGTAAGTATCAAATATTCCAGCTAAACTCATTTTAAGCTCCCAATATACCAAACACGCCGTTGATCACGGTGCTACCAAGCGCACTAAAGAACTGGCTCTCACGTTCTACTTCATACTGTTCTGAGTTGAAGTCCTGTGTCTGAGATAGAATAGCTGCATTGTGCGCTCTCTGTGCAGCGTTCTCAGATATCTCAACCATCCACTGAGCTTCATCCCTGTACCTTTGCCACAGCTTATCCAACGATGCTTGATTAACTCCTAGCAGGTTTAATGCGTTAACACGGTTAGTTTCATTCTGACCAGCCGTGTTAGCCGTGTTTACATTTCTACGCCACACTGCGTTAGATTGCTGTATCAGGTTCTCATTGGAGATGTTGAACCGCTCCCGTGCATCGTTAATCTTTGTAAAGTAACGTGCGGCTGCGTTAGTCTGGTCAGCGTTAAACTGCTCCATAGCTGCCATACGGCTAGCATTAGCGTTGGCTACCTGCGTCTCTAGCTCAGTAAAGAACTGATCCACCTGTAGTTGAGACTTTGCGTTAAACTGTCTGGCTGCATTCTCCTGCGCCTGATCAGTAAACAGCTTCTGAAACTTAGACTGCAGATCAATCGTTTTTAGCTGTTGTTCATTGTTTAGGTTCTGCGTGTCCATCTGCAAAAAAGCACGGGCATTGTTTACAGCGCCTTGCATGGCTGCACTAAGATTAGCCCTATCCATTGCAGCGTATGTAGCTGCGTTCTGCAGAGTGGCTTGCTGTTGGTTGTTGAGGTTCTGTAACTGAATGGTGGCATACTTGTTTGCATCTTGCTGTGCAATCGGTATACCCGACTCCATGATTGCTTGGCTAATGGCTGCAGCGGCCATAGAGGACCGCCCTAGTCCTCTTTGTGCCATCATGCCACCTACTTGCCTGACTGCAGGTGCTGCCCATGCAGGGGGTGGTTTACCCTCTTCAAACGACTTGAAGAGTTCGCCCATCTGGAACTTGAGCGTAGCCTTCTCGTCTAGCTCTGCAGTTGCCCCCTGTGCAATTGACTCTTCAGATACTGCACCTTCGATGTCACCTATAAGAGACTGTGCAGATACTTGGCCTTGGGCTGCAGCAAACTCTGGAGTATCCTCAGATACAAACGACTGATAAGTAGCTGCCGCTGTGCGTGGAGGTGTGGGTAACTCCAGACCAGTTACAGAGGCTTCTTTAACAGGTTCTGTTACAGGTGCAGCTACCTGTGTAGGAGTAAATAGTTCACTCTCCTGAACTTGCTGTTCCTGAAAAGGCACAACCGTTCCTGTAGGCAACGCAGGAGTCGCGGCTGTATCAAGGTCCGCTTGCTCTGTAACCTCAGTTAAAAGGTTAGCCGTTGCCTCTGGTGGAGTGAACTGACCTGCCTGTAACTCGTCAGCAGTTTGAGTCTCCTCAGTTTGATTTTCCTCTGCCATGTTTTATTCCTTGTTTGTGAACAAATCCTCGGCCTGTTCTTTATTTTCGTACTCAGCTAGCTTCTCACTAACAGTGACTAACTTTGCCTCTAGCTCTGCACATTTAGTCATTGCAACGTCACGCTGACGTACCAGCACCTTCATTAGATTTTCTGTAATATTAAGTTCCATCTCGCTTGCTTTTCCTTTCTTTAATCATAGCCCAGAGCCTAAAGGCTAAAAGCACAGAGCCACCAACTAACATAAATAGTTGAAGGCCCTGCTCCACCCATTGCAACCAAAGCGGCGTAGATACTAAACTGGTAGCTATTACCGTATCAGTAGCATTTTTTAGTCCATCAGGCGTCTTTAGATCCATAGTATTATACCTTATTTCAAAGAAAAAGTCAAGATATTTATTTGTTTAGTTGTTGTTTTATAAAGTCTATTTCTGCTCTTATACGTTCTATTTCTCTAGTCCTGCGTTCTACAATATCAGGACTCATCATGCTGACTAACACGTTTACTCTGTTTGATAAGGTATCAACTGTAGAATCTAATTTATTTACTCTAACATCTAAATTACGAATGCGCTCTTCTGCATCCTCTAGATGCTCCAGCATATTCTTTATCTGGTTTTTAGCTATCGCTGCAGCAGATACAACGGATACAAGCATACCTCCTATGGTGACTAATAGAGATATGTCCATCTATTAGTCCTCATTCCCACGTAAAATTGTCGGGGTGGCCGAGGATGTCGCTAAATTTACGATAAGGAAATCCCCTGTATTCGTAGGTTGCAGGATCAGCCTCGCTGCGCCACGCTCCATATGAACCGTATTCGGCGAACATCGCGTCGAACTCCCGACCTGTCATGTCGGACAGTGCTTCACGAGTTTTTTCATAGCCGCAGGGCAGACAAAGAAACTTTTCATCTTCCGGCCTGTCGCAATCGCATTTGATCGCCATCAACGCTTTAAGGTCGTCGGGGATCGACTCCAACTGTTCAAACCTACCAGACAGCGTTGCGGCAATGGCGTCGTGATCAAATGCCTCGCCCTTTGCAACGGGGTCTAACGTCGGAGAACCTGCGAAATAAACATCGACACCGTCCGTCTCAAAAACGCCGCGCAACCTTTCGTAGCTGTCTGTCGCTGTATTTTCCAACGATATGCCAATGACGATCCCGTCCGGCGTATGCCTGTCGATCAGAGATTTGTACCCAGCATAGCGCGGTTCGAGAATGCCGATGTTTACCGTTGCGGTGAAACCCTCACGGATGGGAACGCGCTTCTCGACGTAGCTGACAGGCCATTGCACGATCTCAAACGTAAAATCTCGAACATTTGACTTGAGCCAATTGACCATATTTTGCGCTGCGGTTTTTTCTCGCGATCCTCGCCACGGATCATCCGTTACATCACCAAGCCACTCCTCTTCAGAGTAGGCCGCAATGATTTCATGGTCCGTTTCAGTCAGCCAACGATTCAAAGTGTATGTAGAGTTTACTCCTCCAGAAAAAGGTATAATAATTTTAGCCATTAACTTGTTGCTCCATGATATGTACCACCGCCACTAGTTGTAACAGTCAAACCTCCCTTTTCTACTGCTTTACCTGCCGTGCCGCCAGAGCCGCCTGCGCCGCCCGATCCGGCCCCCGAAGCGACACCACATCCGTTGGGGCCGGGGACAGATCCGGGGCTACCTGCGGTGCCATCCGTCCCGTTTTCCGCTTGTCCAGATGTACCGCTTGATCCGGCTGACCCGGCTGAACCGGCTGACCCTCCAGAGGTGCCGGGGCCGCAGGAGTAGCCGCCCTTCCCGTCACCAACTGGACTATATCTTGAGCCAGCAGATCCGCCCCCTCCGGCCCCGCCTCCGCCGCCTGAGCCGCCACCGATGGTCCCAGAATTTACTACAGAATAAGTGCCAGTGCCGCTACTAATATTAAACTCAATAGCATCAGTACCATTACCACCTGAACCGCCAGCAGAATTAGTTCCTCCATTGCTACCTTGCGCTCCGTCAAACCCAGTGACGCTTGCGCCAGATGCAACATTGATAGTTAAAGGAGATGCAGCATTCAATGCTCCGGTAATAATTCCCGGATCACCTGACGAACCAACCACGTCCACTCCGGAAGCAATATTTAATACTATAGGCGTAGTATCCGCAGAAGCGTTGTACCCGGCTGCTGTTGCTAAAGTAAGAACATTAACATCTGTAGTATTTGATGTAACATTTAAAACTAACGCTCTCGAAGCAGCACTAGAGCCAAATCCTAAAACTTGATACCCAAAACTCATCTGCTACTCCAATCAAGCGTCGTTAGCTGCATCAGTTGTAAAGAATAGTTTTATACCAATTAGCCGTGCATCCTCTGCCATGTCGTCGTTAGCATCAGAAACATCTCTAAATATTCTAAAGAAGCACATGTCTCCAGCGGCAGGGCTTCCTGCAATCGTTATCGCACCGCTCTCTGAAGTTACACAAAGGTCTTCTGCAGCACCTAGAGCGTCATCTGTCACGACCACTGCAGTGCCGTATGCAACGTCAATAGTGTCATTATCAGAGACTGCTACGCCTTGCAGACCCCAAGCAACACCATCTGTATCTGTTGCAGCAGTAGTCCAAAACGCTTGAAAAGTAACCGTTCCTTCATTCCAGCTTTTTGGAAATGCAACTTGAAACTGAGCGTGTTCATCCGATGAGGCATCAAAGTCCAAAACATTCATGTCAGGACGACCAGAAGTTGTTTCCGCTGTAGCCAACGCTGCACACCCATTTGATGCAGTTGGACTCATAGCCGCTGCAGGGACAAAGATAGTTTCTTTACCTGCCGTCTTAATGGCTGCGCTTGAAACAGTAGGAGCTTGCGTAAAGTTAACTACGCCGCCAGAAGAGATTGACATAGCATCTGTGTCTGATGCAGAACCAATAGTGCCAGCATCAGGAACAGTTAAACTAGTTCCTGTAAGTGCCAGTGTTCCGGCGCTAGAGGGCAGAGTTACTGTAACATCTGAAGTAGACGCGGGTCCAATAAGAGTGACAGCGTTTGTGCCGTTGTCACTATCTTCAAAAAACTTTACAAAGCCAGCACTGGTTGCGCCATTTTTAATATCAGCACCCGCACTGATTACGGGAGTTGTCAGTGTTTTATTTGTTAGTGTGTCTGTTGACACTAGGGATACTAAAGTTGAGCTAGAACCTGCAGGTAGAGTTAAGGTGTTCGTCACTCCTGCAGAGTGAGGTTGGGCTATGACAATCTGACCGTGGGTGTTGTTTTCACAGTTAAACTGTATAGCACCAGAATTAGTGTTGCCCCGTACTGTGAGATGCCCTGTGCCTTTTGCTTCTAACTCAAGGTCAATGTTTGAGTCGTCACCAGTTGCAGACAGCTTCGGTGCATTGCCTGTAGCTGCGTTAGTAACGTCAAACTGATTGACCGCAGAAGAAGTGGTCTGAAAAATAATTTGCTCATTGCCATTTTCATCTGCGATAAAGTGTGCATCGTCAATGAGAATGTTATGAGAATTAGTGTCTAGGTTAGCGCCCAGTTGTGGCGAAGTATCTTCAACAATATTACTTATGCCTGATGATGTAGCAAGACCAGCAACAAGAGTAGATTTTGTAATTTTCTTTAGGCCACCTCCAGACGTATCAACAGCAAGCATAACATCATCGTCTGCTGCGGTTGATATTTCAGACAGAGAGCCTACGGCAACGGAATTAAAGTTTGTGCCGTCTGCAATAAGTAGATTACCTGAAGTGTTTGTTCCCATAGTGATATCATCACCAGTGACGGTTAGATCACCAGAAATGACAAGGTTGCCTGAAGAGTCTAGTGTAAGAGCGGTGCTAGTTCCTATGGCACTGGTGCCAATCTTAAACTTGTCACTGTCTCCATCATCTATACCCATTGTAAATGTCTGTGTGCCAGACAGTGCAAACGATAAGAAGGGATCGCCATCAGTTGCTGTGTTATTTATGATTAGCCCTGTGGTGCCTCCTGCACCGCCAAGAGTTAGGCTAGTGTCCGCTGCGTGAGTAAGAGTGATATCATTATCGGAACCAAAGCCAAGAACTGCACTATCGCTATCTAGCTTGAGATCGTTGCTGACTGTGACTGCAGTAGAGGCGTTCATATCAATTGTTGCTTCGCCGTCAATACGCAGAACACCGTCAGAGCTTTGCTGAATAAAGCTTGCAGTATCTCCAAACTGTATCTTTTCTGTAGTGGTTAACAGAATGTCATCAGAAAACTGGAAGTAATCTTCATCTTCCATCCATGTGAGAACGCCATCGGACGTGTTAGCATTAAATGTTACAGCTATATCTGTATCAGCACCTGTTCCAAAAGTGATGGTATTACTGAGAAGTTTCTCAATAGCCCCACCCTCTCCATCAGTCCCATCGTGTTGGTGACCTGACGTTGTAAACGCACCATCAATTGCGTTAAATTCTGTA